ATCTTTGTACGAATATACTCTAAAATTCGTTGCATTTTGATGCTATGTCCATGTGCAATATCAATTGTAATATAATCGGGATACATAGATTGTGAAATAAGTTCATTTAAAACATCGTATGCATCTTCATTTACACCAATAGAGATACTGCTAGGAAGATCTAAATTATGCATTTTTCTAACAAATTCAACGGTATCGATGTTGAAACGATGCTGTATATAGAAATAACCAGCATATGCTAATTTAATACAAAGTTCTTCATTAATAACAGATTCCATATTAGCTGGAACAATCGGCAATTTAAACATATATTTTCCAAGATGAACGGATGTATCGCATTCGGATCGTGAATCTACTATGCATAATTTAGGCACTAAATTGATTTGTTGAAAGTCAAAAATTGGTTCTGTTATATTTTTTACCAAAATACTTTGAATTTTTTTATCACATTTAGGTAATGAGTTTAAACTTTTCATCTTTTTTTATTATATAATTTCTTTAAATTTTTTTGAATTTGTCTGAAATTTTGTGATTTTTATTATTTTGTCTGAAAAAATAAAACTAATTTAAAAATATCTAAAACCTGTTATAAAATTGATTTTTTAATGAAAAAATAAGCAATAAACAGTATTAAAATGGACTCGATTTACATTTACACGTGTTATACCGACATGATTATGATCAAACCTAAAATAGAAATAGAAAATGATAAGAAAAAAGAAATGAAAAAACGTGAAGAGATACTTGGCAAAGAGCTCAAAAAAAACAATATAAAATTTCCAATGCATGTCTCTGAGTTTGACAAACATACCAAATTTTTCATAGATTATTCGTTACAAAATGACAAGATTTATTTCATGTTTTCAAATAAAGCTGGGCAAGGCTGGTTGGTTATTTCGAATGGTACAGAAAACGTTTATGCTTCAAAAAATGATGTAATGGATGTTCTAGCCTCATCTTTTTTGAAAAACAGTAACTAGCTACGTAAAAACTTTACAAGAGGTAAAACCGCCTCTTGTAAAATTAATTTTGTTAGACGTGTATAGCCGTAATCATATAGAAAGAGGTTGATGGTTCTAAAATTGATTTTTAATTGATGAATTCAACAAAAATCAAACAGGATAAGAATCTGTAAGTAAAATGTCGACTCAAGTGGAAGAAAAGAACGTGCAACTCGACGTGGTTGCTGAACCGAAGGTGGAATCCAAGGTGGTTGATGAAAAGACGAAACGGTGCTTTGCGTTTGACAGTTCCAAGGGTTGCGACAAAGGCGATGAATGCAAATTTTCGCATGCTGAAAAGACGAAGCCGCGGTGCTCGTTTTTTGACGGCCCTAAAGGTTGTGACAAAGGCAATGAATGCAAATTTTCGCATGATCCGTCGGCTGAGAAGAAACAATCGAAAAAAATGATGGAAAAAAAATTAAAGGAGAAGAAATTGCGGTGCTCGTTTTTTGACGGCCCCAATGGTTGCGACAAAGGCGATGAATGCACGTTCTCGCATGATCCCTTGTCGGAGAAGAAACGGTGCAGTTATATTGACGGCCCGAATGGTTGCTGGAAAGGTGACGATTGCGAGTTCTCGCACAAACCGTTGGAAGACAAGCCGAAAACGATTTATGCGAAAACGGTTTTTGTGAAATCGGAAGACAAGCCGAAAACGATTTACGCGAAACCTGGTGTCTTGCCTATTCGTAAAGCGCCTCACTTGATGGAACGTGATAAAAAATTGGCTTTAGAAATGAAAGCAAAAGCGGAAGAGAAAGCGAAGGCTGATGAGGCGAAGGCAAAAATCGAACTGCCTGTCAAAAAGCGTTGCAGTTATATTGATGGTCCGAAAGGTTGCTGGAAGGGCGACGATTGTGAATTTGATCATTCGTCCTTGGTTCCGACGTTGTCGCCTCCTCCTATGAAGGTTTTTACGGAACCTCTGGTGAAAGCGACGGTACCTCTGCATGTTAAAATGCTGGTGAAAGAGATCTTTTGCTTGGAAGATTGGCTGGCTTCCATTCATTCATGTGTGTTGGACCTGGCTCCCATTTTACGCGAAAACAACATTGATTCGATGAAGACCTTGTCTTTATTGACCAAAGACGACTGCAAGGATCTTGGCATGACGGTTGGTCAACGCAACTTGATCTTGGACACCATTCAAAAAGAGATGGAATCGGACAAGTAAGACCTCGCAATATACTCACAAAACAAAAAACAAAAACAAAACAAAAAAAAAGGGCGACCTTTTTTTTGACAAGGTTTCATTGACTTTAAAAAAATCGCGGCTAAGACCTATACTCGCAGGCTATGTTTATATCGACTTTGACCTTCTTTTCTTTTTTCCGCCAAATCAATAATTGGTTTGATGGTATGCAAGTCGTCACCTAGCCATCGTTTGACATATACACCTTCTGGATCATATTTCTCTTCTTGCGTGATTGGATTATAGATGCGCAAAAATGGATTACGATCTGTACCTACTTGGGCCGAAAACTGCCAATTAAGGTTATTGCTTGATGGGTCATAGTCGACCAGATGTTGTGCAAAATACCTTTCCCCCCATCGCCAATTGATTCCAAGTAAAAGACTCAAAAAATTACTTGTTAACAACCTTACACGATTATGCATCCACCCAGTTTCATTGAGTTGTCGCATGCCTGCATCAATGATTGGAAATCCGGTTTTTCCTTCACACCATGCCTTGAAAAGTCGTCTGTTGGTCGACCATGTTATTTTTTTGTGCTGGATATTACCGCCTCCGAGTGTTTCGTCGACTGGTAAATAAAACATCAATGCGGCATAAAAGTCATGCCAGATTACTTGTCGGACCAAGTCTCCGGAGCGCTTACTTGTGCGAGATAGTGCATGGTAGACTTCACGAATACTGACTGATCCAAATTTAATATACTTTGATAGATGGGTTGTTTCAACCGATGGAATGCTTCGTGTCTCATCATAGTTTTTAAATGATTTACGAAGAATAGCAAGTGCTTCCAGACGAGGATGTCCCGCATTTCGTTGTAGCCGACGTGGTATCTTGAAACGATAATCATGTTTGACACGCAAACGTTGAGCAGAAAAAGTAATCTTTTTACGAGTGGGCTTTGGAATAGCAAGTTTTTTCATACGTTCATAAAATGCATTAAACACTTTATAATATCCACCATCACGTATCGTATTTAGTGGAATCAGTGTATAATCTTCTTCCGCGATTACCTCTACCCCATGACGTTTACAAAGACGTTGCACTTTTCTAGTTCGTTCTAGTGCATATGGTGTATAATCTAGATTAAAACCTAGATGTGTAATAGTATTTGATTCAAATAGCGATTGCAACACATCGATAATGTCGCCAAAAAAGGTTTGGAGGTGAGTAATATCCAATAGACCATGAATCATAAATTGAATCGCCTTCTCATTGTAATATGCATTTTCTTTGGTTACTTGTTCCGGCGTAAAAATAAAAATAGGAACAATCGGTGTTGACCCAACTGCTTTTTTAAGTGCGTTCAATGACGTATTGTCTACACTACGAAAATCGCGATGAAAAAGAAAGAGAGCTGTCATCTGTTCTTTCTTTTTATAAAAAATCTTTTTATTGCACGGCTTGCTGTACGAGCCTTGCATTATCTTGTTAAATGCGACGTATACGTGGATGCATGAGTGAACGTGATGGTAATTCATGATGATTCCCTTCGTGTAAAAGTGTTTGATGAATGCCACCTTTTGTCAATCCTTCGTATTTGTACCAACCAACCGATTTATCATCTGAGTAAGCAATCCATGTAGTTAGCATTTTGTTAGGATTTTTTATATCTTCATATTTTATCGAATAAATCATGGTTAATGGTGAAAGTTGGTTATTATACACCCACATATCTATCGCAGGTAACCAACTATCACGGTAATAAGGAGTAAAGAATGGCATATCTTCTATACTTCCGTGAAAAGTAAGAGAAGATTGATTCGATCGTCGTAAAAAATGGTGATTACAATCTATACCGCCAACCACAAGATCTACTTTATCCATTTTTCTATTTAGTTATTATCATTATTTTTAAATACTTTTTGGCAGCGCTCGAAAGAATTGGTTTATTCTACTCCATCAATATTTAACAAAACACACAGCTCTTTTATAAATGTAGTATTTTGTTCATGTTCATCAAAATTAAACACGTTAATATAGACTTCACCCAATCTAAAAAAATCATTCTCTAATTTTGTATGCTGTGCTCTATATTCTCGTGGAGTTGTATCTTGTTTATGTTGTAATGTTTCGCGAATCTTGTTATGAATTTCATCCGAAATAGCTTTAACCGGAGCTTTTAATTTTTCACAGAGATAACGCGCATGAATATCTTCTTTCAGATTTCCATGAATATCTAAAATCTTGAACTTTTTTCGACTTGTATCACAACAACATATCATTAATTTATTGTCCGGTGTTTTTAGTATATGTGTATACAGATATTCAGCCAATCCTTTGAGTCCTTTCATAAATTGTTGTTCTGTGTAATTTTGACGCATGTTTTCTATCAACTTTTTTTCTTCAAGTGAATCAAGTGTATAAATAGGTGAAAGTATATTACGAACATTATTATTTACGGTGTTGTTTGTAGTGGTCACAGTTGGTTTATTCACTGCATCGGATGCCAGCCGTTCTAGAATGGTTTCAAATTTTTTGATATGATTCGTGTATTCTTCTTGAAGGTTATCATATGATAGTTTTAAAGAATGATATTTGTTTTCCTGTTCAATGATAATATCTTTCATCTTATCATAAGATAGTTGTAGAGAATGGTATTTGTTTTCTTGTTCATGAATAGCATCTTTTATTCTTTGATTCATATCTTGTTGATATTTTGTTTCTACTGATAATACATGAAATTTTACACACGATTCGTGATGAAGTTTAAGAATTTTTAATGAAATAAAACATTTACTACATCCATCACAACTATACTTTGTAGTTATTTGTATTCCTCTTTGTTCTAAACATTTTTTATTTGTATTTATATGTGTTCGTAATACAATTTTATTTACAAACGTATTATTACAATATTCACATACTTCTCGTTCTGTCATTTATTATTTATTTTATTTTTAAATAATATTAAAATTTTCTAATATATATTAATATTTTCTAATATATATTAGAATTTTCTAATATATATTAATATTTTCTAATATATATTAGAATTTTCTAATATTCTATTTTATGAAATAAAAATGAAAAAAATGCAGTTGACCTGTTATGCCTTAAAATATTTTAATTTATATCTATCTCTAAAATATTTTATGAACAAATAAAAAGTCTCAACACACACACCCAAAGTGTGGGAAAGACTACCAATTTCCCATAAAATAATACGAATTATTGAAATATTAAAAAAAATCTAATAATATTAAAATAATTTTAATAATATTAAAAAAAATCTAATATTATTAAAAAAATTTTAATATTATTAAAAAAATTTTAATATTATTAGAATTATTCTAATATTCAATTCTAGTTTATATAAACTAGTTTATCGACAAAAGTCTCAATGCACAATGCGTAGAGAGGACTATTTCCCATCAAATAGTATTATACCGTATGCCAATTAAAATTTTTGGGCATTAGCATATGATCGATCCTTTGGTTCGCAATGTTTAATTCGTTTTGGTCTTTTTCCTCGTTCTCTCGTAAGAAATCGTAAAGGTTATCCATTGATTCGCAAATAAAGGAAAAGAGGGATGACTTATAGCTAATGGTCCATGTAGTAGAATAGGTAATATGATCCACCAGTTCATTTGCATTATTCCATAAGAAAGAATAATTATCGCATAAATTCCGAGCTGGATCTATCGCATAGAGAGGAGGGAAATAGGCTTCTGTCGTTAACAATATACCTATATATGGATTAGCATCATTTCTAGTTTTTAGTTAAAGTTGAGAGTAATAGTTAATCTTATCCAAATAATGTTTTTTAGAAAGGTGCATAATAGGAGTGTTTTCATAAAAATAATCGATAAAAGGTTGATGCTGTAAAATCGTGGAATAGCGCTCGGCTTCTTTCTGTAATTTTTGGTGTAGAATAGTTAATACTTCACGATGAGTTTGTTCCAAGATAAAAGAAACTTCAAGATTCATTATTTAATACTTGTTTACATCTTTTTATATAAGTAAAAAGATACCTCTATTTATAGAGCCCTAACAAATAAGTAATCGTATTACGTTCACGTTGATGTACCAATGGATGTTGATGTAACTCTTCAATAAAATGAACAGGTCTAAATAATAGAGGTTTAGATACAATTTTTATATCTATATGACATACCATTTTAGCATAAAAAGATATCATATAATCATCTTGATAAAATATTTCAGGACATGCCTTAGCACTTTTATCTAAAAAATCAATATAGTCTGATACGTTTACTTTTTCAAAAAAACATGGTGGTAGTAAATATGTATCTGCTCCTTGTATATGTTGTATACGAGGCAAACGTTCACCTTTTACTGCATAATGTGTAAGAATGGTAGATGGCAATGATTTTATATCATTCATATATGATTTCACAGTATCTTCGTGATAAAATAAATCGTCATCACAAATAATGATGTACATGGGACGTTTGTTTGCATATGTCAATGCGCCAATAATTTTATCATTTGGACCATATTTCTCCTCTCCTTCCAAGACTTGAATACTAATTCGATCTGATAATTTTTTATAAATAGTTAACATGGAAGTATCTAGTTTTCCAAAGTGTCGATAGGTTTCTCTTACACTTATTACAATTTGATCGACTCGAACCGATTGCATTAACCATGATTGAATTGTATGTTGTAGAAAAGCAATACGCGGAGGTATAGTTTTGAAATGAACCACAATAAATGGCAAGGCCATCTTTACTATACATACATCTTTTTATACCAATAAAAAGATGTCAAGAAGACTAATCCAATAATGTAATACGCGCTTGAAACAAGCTTTCAATCTGTTCATTGACTTTTTTCCATGTTTCACGTGTCTTGTAAAATTGTTTAAACAGATCTTTCTGCTCGTATACCGTTGCCAATACCTCATCAATCGGATTAATCATCAATCGAATATAATACAAGTAGTCCAAGCGCAACGACTCTGCATGTTCCTTGAAATAGTCGGTATCTTCGAGTTTCTCAAACATCTTTGCTTTTATTCCACCGTTTTGTGTAATAATATATCCGAGACGCTCTCCAGCATCCACACGATTACCTCGTTCGCGCATGCGTTCTGCAAGCTGTACTTGAGCAGGTAATGCCAAGTTGACATATTCCTTGAAAATCACATATTCAAGATGGTTTTTGGTAACTTGGTCACTGACGTCCTCTTTTTGGATAAACATGGTTAGGATGTGTCGAAGTGTGTCTAGATTGACCTCGCTATGATAAATACCTAATTCTTCTAACCGCTTTTTGCATTTCTTATCGTCATCGCTCAACGGTCGAATCTTGTAATCTTCGATTGCACCGATACTTTTGGTCACCACCAAATCTTTGATAGTCACGTGATTCGTACAAATCTGTTTGACATCTTCGTACAGCTTCATCAACACCACATCAAGATTTTCACGATAAAACGATTTTAGAATCAGTGAAGCATAGGTATCGCGAATGTATTTCGAATTGTCGCGTCGACTTAGCAATACACCTCGTTTGGTAATCTTGTCTTCAATGTTCCCCTTTGTGTCGCATTGTAACGCCATGTATCGCTTTTTGGTCAGGATAAGGTACCTCCAGTAAATATGCTCTTCGTACGCAAATTTCATCGGTTTGGGAAACAAGGAAGACAATTCGGTTTCTACCTGGCGACAAAACATGTCTAAATCGTGTGCTTTTTGTGTCTCTAAATATTGTGGGAAATTGATATAACAACTGTCCGTGTTTTTCAAAATCAATTGACCAACACCTCCCATAAATCGCCCCGATTCTGTCTCAATATCATACACATAGTCATTTTCGGTAGTCGGCGATAAAGAAATAATATTTTTCACACCCTTTCCCAACTCATTGTCTACAATAGATAAGGTATAATCATCCAAACGATTTACAATTCTTACAACATATCCCTGTGATTGTAATAATGTATACATTCCTTGTGCTGCCATTTTTCCTCGTACATTAATATTATCATCCACATGAAAACATCCAGATAAGAAACTCTTTTTTATTTCGTCAGACGCATTCAATATAAAATAAGGGATCTTTTTATGAATACGATTGTAAAACAACAGTTTCCATTTAAATACCAAATAGGTTTGGTGTTCACCAGATGCAAACAGTTTGTTACCTTTTATTTTCCACTGGACAAGCGGTTCATATTGTGAAAGAATTCGCTGACAAATATAAAGTTTTTGAGTATCTTTACAAGTAATACTATAGGTTTGACCAGAAAGATCTCCATACATAAAAAACATACTCCATACATAAGATAAGGTTGGATTTAATCCGTTTGCAAGATTACGAAGATATTCTTTTCTATCAAATGTTGTATCACCTAAGCATGTTTTACATATATCATCTCTTAACTCAAACAATAATTTATAGTTTCCACATGTATTGCATTTTTCTACTTTGCCTTCAATCATGGCGTCTTTAATCTCCACCTCTAAAAAGTCTACGATTGGCGGAAAACTATGATAAAGCTCTGTACCAATAGAAAGTTCACCTGGTTTAATAATCTGTTGATGGATATCGAGTAAACTATGGTCTTCCGTCACATCAACACATCCAGTGTGTGTTGCTACACGATACATCTTTTTGAGTGTTTTATGACGAATCACGCGACACACACGGGACCATCCTTCTTTACCAGTCCATACTTCCAAGATATTCATTAAACGAAAGGAGCCACTCGATACAAATGGAAGCGTTTGTTCTTTTTCACGTCGATTTGAATCAGCAGCTTTGAATGCATCATATGGTTTCCACACTTCGCCCATTTCGTCTATCCGTAAAATGTCGATAGTCTTGTCTTCATAACGAACGAGAATAGGTGTATCTCCAGACACGCTATCTCCGTAGATCAAATTGGCACCATACTGATCGACCAGAAACGTGGATGCCTTTTCAATCGATTTTCGTCCCATTGCGGTTGTCGAAATGGCCCCTGGTAGAAAGGGAAGATAACCAACTCTTGTTCCCATTGATCCATACATTGAATTTGCGGATACTTTATAAGACAATTGACGCTTGTCCAGCACGGTAATAAGACGCTTCTTGTCTTCCAAAGATGCAGCATCACTTGATGCAGCCTCGACCTCCTTGGTCATCTGTTTCATTTCGCCGTTGGTCTTTTTACGCGCATCCAGCAAGTTGCGCAACAATGTCGGAATGATTCCAGGCGGTTCTTTCATGAACCGATGACGCTGGTGCGCGCATACAATATCTTTTTCTTTAATTTTGGTTTTTCGCACTGCCGTATCGTGAGCACACCCAATGTGGTCATAAAAATCAACTACATGACATACTTCATCCGGAATACTTTCATCGGTGACATAGGTACTATAATCGATATTGTACGCAATGATCGTACTAGGATACAAACTACTGAAATCAAACGAGACGACCATGTCATACAACCCAGGTTTAGGATCAAACACATATGCACCTGTGAACCGACAACTCTCGTCGGTGACAAACGAGTCTTTGTCAATCACGATATTATCCGCCAAGCATTTCTTGTACACCTGCGAAAAAATCTTGATCTGCTGCCCCTGTGTAAACAACGTAAAGATTGGCGTATTGCACGTATTGCTCATTTCACACAGCCCGATCCAAATCTGGAGTTTTTCAAAGAGTTTGAGCACGAGTAAACTGTCAACAACGCAGTACTTTCCTACGATAGCAAGACTATCGCTCGTAAACATACGATAACATTTGAAAATGCCTTTTACGGTTAATGGATCTTTGGTTACGCCCAAAAAGTTGTCCGATACCGTTTTTAATTTATAATTTTCGAGTTTGTAATCACGCTGAATAATGGGCAACATATCGACCCACATGCGACCATGTGCATCGAGGTACATGAAATTCTGGTTCTTAAACGCCGAACTGCTCCATTTGATTTCTTTCTTTTTGCAATACATTCCGCGAATACAGGACATCCCACAAAACGCTTTCTCAATGTTGCATACTTTGGACCGTTCGTACATGTATGGTAAATCGAATGAAAAGATATTGTAACCGACAATCACCTGTGGATTTTTCTCCAGAATCAAATCTTTGAACCCTTCCAGCAATGCTCCCTCTGTTTCAAACATCAACACGTCGGTATCATCTCCAAGAATGGTGGTATTGATTGAAATAATCTCGCCTGTTTTGTTTCGACAAAGCGTCAAAAGATACTTTTCAAACGTAGATTCGGGCTGCCCATTTCGACCAAACACACAAGAGATCTGAAACACCTTGTCACCAGGCTCACCAAATCGCGGCGAGATGTTTGGGTTGGTCGAATTGACTTCAATATCAAAACTGAGAATATAAGGACATGCTACCATATCTTTGACAACCGGTGTGAATGTCTGCCAATTGGCAACAAACTCGTGATTACAAAAACTTTCCTTGTCATCTTCATTAATAATCGGAGGTGCACGAAAGGTAAACCAGCTTGCCGGTTTAATGTCACGCGCACACATGAATTGCAAGACAGGATTGGCATCGGATTCATGGGTACTCATTTTAATTTTCCCAATACCCCCGATAAATACTTCGTTTTTTAGTTTATAGACCAAGGTACGCACATCGGTAGATGTTTTCATGTGACACTTTATAAATGGATACGTTTTGTCGACATATTGACCATCAGACGTTTTTACCTTTTTGGCAAAGTATAGTTTTTTCTTCTTCATTCCTTCGGCTTGCAAGATGCCGCCACGCGTAATTTCTTTGAGTTTGACCACGACTTGATTCATCGATACGGAATTCCATGGTAGATTGTCAGGAAGTTCGACATATACGTAGGGGCGAAACCCGTCCACTGCGACATACATACTTTCGTTTTTATCATTCAGTCCGAAAATTCGGATACGAGAGATACCATCTTCTTCTATATAATTCCACGAATAAGGAAAGATATTCATACGTGTTGTATGTTTCTTTCTTTTTATAAAATTGTGTTTACTTAAACTCAATTTTCATTATGGTTTGCACTGCTTGTATCAACACGTTGGATGTTGTAACAATGCAGCAGGTGCTTCGATTCGTTTGGTATCATCAAAGTCTTTGGCGGGATGAAAAGGCCCTTTTACAATAATCGGTTTTTCAAGATCAATACGAAGGTAGTGTGATTGATAGATACGTCCTTCGGTTTTCCATGATGGCCCAAACAAACGTGACAAGTATTCTTTGGCATGGTTTGGAATAATGATGGAGGACGCTCCAAAAGGTGCATACCGAAGCGGATACATTTCATCAATAAAGAGGTAATCGCGTGGCCACAAGTCGCGTGCCCATTTATGGGTGTATACAACCTTGTTTGGATCATCTCGGTCGCGTGTGACAGAAAAAATGTCCACAAACGGAAACCCATAGTTTTTACGAAACTCCTTTGCATTGGATGGATATACCTTGATCAATTGAAGTCGACTCTCTTTGACTACCGTGTACCCCTTCTTTGCAAATTGTTCTACGATCTCCGGTGAAAGGATGCGCAGCCAATCTTTTTTCCATACTTTGAGGTCCACGTCGTCATCCCATGGAATGATGCCTTTGTTTCGCATGACACCCAATAATGTTCCAGCCTCCGTCCAGTACTGAATGTTGTTTTTGACCAAGATGTTGTTGACTACCGTGGCAACCTTGTAAAGCTTTTTGTAAAAAGACGGTTCCAAATAAAAATCCTTTTTTTTGTATTCAGTCATTATTTATTCTCATAAAAACAAATATTTTACGGCAGCGCAATAGGTCTTGTATAAAATTGATTATTTTATATGAAAAATGACATAAATAATAAATTATCACATGAGTCCAATTGATCCGTATTTTGAAGTTATTTTGGCCAATGGCGATCTATTCAAGTTTGGAAATGCACACAACAATATTGAACCTCGTATGACAGACAATGATCAGTTTGTCTATACCTATACCGATCTGTTTCATACCAAGCGATATGAAGTTGTTTTAGCCAATAATACGATTGGTGATGCGCTTCGAAGTATGACGAGTTGGGATAGTGATCAAAACATCTCGTTTCGCTGGTATGTAGACCCCGCTGTTCAAATGAATAATTGGACAGTTGAAATGCTCTTGGAAACTATTATTGGGCATCATCCACCTCTTCGTATCCAGGTTTCATAAGACAAATAAAATTGCAAGGCACAAATAGCCTTTCAATTTAATAAAGCTTTGTTACAAAAAAGACACCTTATATAAATGAAAGGTGTTGGTTCCGTGAAACGTTCCAAGAGACGTTCCGTCTCTAAAAAAAACGAGATGCGTATACCAAAAACAATTCATCAAATTTGGATTGGTCCAAATGATGTTCCAGAATTACAACAGTTGTACATGAATACATGCAATCATATTGATGGATGGAACTATCGGCTATGGACAAACGATGACATCACACCTGAGCAATTTCCCAAAACGTATGACTACATTCAAAAGGTGATTGCAGCTGGTAAGAAAATGAATGCGCCTAATACCAAATACGCGCAGATATCCGACTTGATGCGTCTCGAAATTCTATACCATTATGGAGGTGTCTACCTCGATACGACCATCGAATGTGTAAAAATCGATAAATTAGAAAAAATGATTGGCAATAATACGTTTGTGGTATCTAATGAAGACACATGTGAGTTTGATTGTCTTGGTAGAGATGATAAGAGATACATTAGTAATAGTTTTATTGCATCCATTCCACGAAATCCAATCTTGCGACATCTACTAATGAAAAAGAATTTGAATAAAATGGATTTTATGGAAAAGCGTGTCAATATGGTGTCAGGACCATACTATCTTGGCGAACAACTTTATATGCTGCGAAAAGACTACGATATCACGATGCTTCCATCACCGTGGGTCTATCCACATGGCGAAAAAAATGATTATCGTTCTCGTGCCAAACCAGACAAGTGTTTATCTAAAAAAAAGACCGAGCGAACCACGCGTCAAATGAAAAAAGGTGACCAAACGGTTTTTGTTGAATATCCGTGTAGATCGTTTCCACGCAGTTATCTCATCAAGCATTTTGATGCAGGTGGAAGTTGGATTCCTCTGAAATTCTAGGTGGCCAGGAATACCAAAATTGTGCTCCCCTTCTTGGATCCGTTTTGCAGCCGTGAAAATTGAATCTTTATTTATAGATTTTAGTCTAAATAAAGATGGCTGATGAAGATGCCTTCAAACTAGAGTTGCCCGTAGGTATGGACTATACGGGAATTCGAGGAGATTCTTTTAAAAGTATGTGGAAAAGACTTTTACAAGAAAGCAACTTGGCAGAAAAAATGGTAGATCGTTTAGTATCTCCTGTAGCCATGTCGTATGTAATGACAGCATGTACTCATTATTCCTATGATTCTGAAAACAATTATGAGTTTTTCAAAAGTTTAGGTATTGTATCATTTCATAAAATTTTAATATGGTATTTATCAAAAAAGTTCCCAGAAATGGGAGATACCTTGGAAGGAAAAGATACACTTACAAAATTGAGAAACAATATGATGGGCGAGTTGTGTCTTGTTCAAATTGCAAAGAGTTTCAACCTATGGGAATATATTTCAGTTGTACGACCAGTTCCTGCTCATGCTGAAAACGAAATTTTACACGATGTTATGGTATCCTTATTTGCAATCATCGAAATGATCATCAATAAAGAAACACAATCAGGACTTGTGGAAACTGGATTCACTATTTCAAACAAAGTAGCTTGTCATTTGTTGGATAGTATCCATGTAGATACAGTAAATCTGCAAGATCCCAAAACCAGATTAAAAGAAGTATTTGATCCATATAAAAAAATGATTGATATTTTGTATGAATCGACTGAAGATGATGGTATCTTTACGGTTACAGTATATAAAGTGGATCATTCGATAAAAGAACGTGAAGCACTTGGTAGCGGTCAAGCACGAAAAACAATTATTGCTGAAAAAATTGCTGCAAAAGAAGCGTTGGAAACACTAGGTATAAGTTTACAGCCAGAAAAAAAAGATAAAAAGAAAAAATTGATAGTATCCGGACCTATTTATAGTGCACCACGTGATTCATCTTTTAAAACATTTGTGGAAACAATATTGAAGCGCGTTTCTTTTTTAGAAGATGTTTCCTTGACACCAGATGATATGAAATTGTTTGCAAACGCATGTACAAATCCAAGTGCAAATGAGAAACACAATTATGAATTTTTAGAAACACTTGGAGATACTACTGTAAATAAATCATCCTTGTGGTATATTTCAAATCGATTTATGCAAATCAATACACCTGAATGCAAAGATATTTTGACAAAATTAAAAATTACCTTTATCAATACAAATAGTCTTGCAGAACTTGCAGAAAAACTATCTCTAGATAAATTTGTTTCATGTGCTCAAGGAATCCTTTCAAAACCTGAATTAAAAATAAAAGTGTTGGAAGATGTAGTAGAAGCATTTTTTGCAGCTATTGAGATTGTTATTGATAAAAAATATAGAGATGGTGTTGGATATATTGCTTGTTACTACTTGTTTTCACAATTAATGGATAGTGAAGATATAAGGATTGATTATACAAAAATTGCTGGGCCAATTACTATTTTAAAAGAGATATTTGATCATTATCAATCACGTCATATTGGATCACATAATTATTATTTGGATAATGTTCGAGGTATTACAAAATTAAATCATATTTTTCCAGGTCAAGGTGATACAGAAAAAGAATCCATACAACATGCATATGAAGCTGCAGTGACTTTTTTTGATCATATGCGAATTCCGGAAAACATTCGAAAACGTTATAAATATTTTCCAAAACATGAAAAGGGTGTAAAGTATAGTGGTGTTTTTTCTTATTGTATAGTAGAAGCAGCTACAAAGAAAGAAGCTGCTCAAGCTGGTATTGATTATTTTAAATCATTAAACATTTACAAACAAATACCAAAACAATATATTAAATTCTGTGTATAAATAGTGGTATGCGAGTTTTCAATGAATCTGCGCGCGACAAATAGGGCATGTTTGTGCCAGATTTGTTTGGAGCCAACGTTTTATACACGGTTCATGAAAATAGTGTTGACAAGCTGTTTCTGCTATAATAGAATCCTTTTCATATGCATCAAAACAAATAGAACAAGTTTCATGTTGCAATTGAGATATATTAGATATACATACTCTTTTATAGTGATAGTTAGAAGCGAGCTCACGTTCACGAAGATGTTCTCGATTCCATACATGTTCCCATTCTTCTTCAACTGAGCCATATTGTTCTTGGATACGATCTGTCACACGCTGTTCAATTTGAGTGGTTAAATCTCGTAACGATTGTTGAACAACAGATGATACAATCGACAAAATACCTTGCATGGGTGTTTGTTCTCTATGTGAATAATTAGATTGTTGAACAGCACTTGAAATAGCAGAAAGTACATTATAAAATCTTGATCGTGTTGATGAAGGTTGTGGTTGTGCTTGAGAAACTATATAATTAGAATAATGTGAATCATAATTTGTATTCCATATATTATTCCACATTTTTATACTTCTTTTATTCTATAAAATAGAATAAAATGAAAAGGCTTGTTACAGGCCACTGATTAATTTTCAATGATAATTTCACTATCACTGCTCGCGTCCGATCGCTTGCTTACCTCGGATCGCTTGCTGACGTCCGATCGCTTGCTTACATCAGAGCGCTTGCTCGCGTCCGATCGCTTGCTGACATCCGATCGCTTGCTGACGTCCGATCGCTTGCTCGCGTCCGATCGCTTGCTCGCGTCCGATCGCTTGCTGACGTCCGATCGTTTGCTCATATCGGATCGCTTGCTTTCACCTGATTGTTTACTTGCTTCGGATACTTCTAAATGATTCCAACATTTTTTTAATACGTCACCTCGTTCCAACGGATGAACACGATTAATTGTATCAATCAACCGTGGATCCATATGAATTTTAGAAGATTTTTCTTCATCATAATTCCACAGATAGATGATGGTATCTTTATCAAACGTAAAAGTAGAAGGAATATTAGCTTCAATTGCATTAAAAATATCAAGTGTAGTATTCATAGGTATCTTTGCATATTCTTTCTTTTTCATAAACATTAGCTTTTCCAATTTTAGATAAAAGAAATTTTCCATTGCTTTACCAATGCATAGTAAACAACAAAGTAATTTTTCCCAGTCTACTCGTGGTGTACAATAACTTGCAACATGATCAACAGCATTCAAAATATCCCGTTTGAATTGCGCAACCGCATTTGCACGTGTGATACCAACAGTATACAATTCACGATTACGATTCGCACTCTGAACAATCTCCTTCAAAATATATAAATTATAGAAATCACTTGTAATTTCTTTTTCAATCTTTTTAAATTCACCAATCAAAATATACATTAAATCTTCAATACGATCCGTTGTTGTTCGCTGTTTCAATGGTAGAACAATAAGTGTTTGTAACACATCAATAATATATTCTGCTTGATCATCAAAGAAAGGAGAACGTTCAAAACAATTATCATACTTTTGCACAAATTGATCATTAATACTTAATTCATCACGGCCGCGTTCATCCCATCCACAATCCAAATCAATTTCCAGTTTTCCGTATAATTGCTTTACCAGTGTCCTAAAAAAGATACTATTGCGATCCTTTTTGTATCTTTTTAATTCAAAACTGACAGAACACAATAACAATTTAGCATCATTATAAGAATCTTCTTGACATTGAATAAATCCATACTTTGTATGGGATAATGTACAAAACATATTTTTTTGTTCTACACCCTTGCTATATGCAAATCCAAAATCAATAATAATAGGTACATGTCCATAAGTAGGAACGACGTAATAAGATCCATCTAAAATGTAAACAAATACACTATTTGGATTACATGGCTTGATCATGATATTTTCTGAATGAAGATCATAATGTGTAAATCCATACTTTTTATTCGCCATTATTGTGGCCATCAAGGTTTGTTTTAAAATAGACAAAAGTGCAGTCGTCTTTGTGTGATCATCGCGAATATAATCATAATATTTTTTGTATTTTTCAAGATTTTCCATAACTAATAGTTGACTATGGATCATTTTGTAGTCAGGATCTTTTTCAAACGGAGTTTGTGATTTACGAAAATTCGTAGTAATAGGCAAGGTTATTTTTCCAAACGCTTTTACAAAATGAGGGCAATATTCTCGCATAGCATTCAAATCTTTCATCACCGTATACTCTTGATCAATGACAAAATCCATGTATTGACTTGTTTTATAGACGATTTTTTTATTTAGTTCATTTGTTGTAAAGAACCCGAGAAGACCTTGTTTTCCTTTTTTTCCTAATAAACCTCCAAATGTCATCCAATTTGGTATTGAAGAATACGGTTTATCCGAACATTTTTCTTCAAAAAAATCGATTGTTTCTTCTAACTCTTTATCATACAGCAGTGTATCCTCCATGATTTAGTTGAAAGATAGTATCATTAAATAACAATTACGTAGATTCTGATGCGCTCGTGTATCACAAAAGGTTGTGAGAATTACACTAGTCAAAATTACCTTAACATGTTGTAAGAGCGGTGGAGAATTAATGTTTAAAGCGTAGAAAAAGATAAAGATAAAAATGAATCAAACATCTATTACATCACTTGGGAATGATGACACACCTGACGTCGGTGTTGTGTTTGATGATAGTGTTTGTAGTGCTACCATACGTAGATGTGCACTTGATTTATTTATTGACCTTTCAATACGCATACAATATCTATTACTCTATTTGGAAGAAGAACCAGACCAATTTGGTGAATTACTAAGCTGTATCATGGGTATGTATTCATTCTCGCGTACTATTTCATTAAAGCATTATATTATGAAGATGATTGATTCAAAGACAATCCCTCTCATTCATCGTATTGAATGCGCAAAAACACTTGATGTGGATGGCGTATGTTATTTAGATGATTTATGTACCGAAATGATAAAAAGTGATATACCAACTCCTATTCGAACAGATACCATTATCTATTTTATGCAACGGAAAGAGACAGTGTATCACGAAAAAGCATGCAATCAATTATGCATTCTTGTAACAGATCAACATCTAGAATCTCTTTACCGACTAAAGGTATTGCAAAGTATTGAACATCGAATAGATAAACAATATGCCACTTTTTATATGGAAAAAGCATTAGTATGTTTTATGAATCACACGCCTACTGTTCTTTTTTACCGTGTCGTTTGTGCACAATATATATGTCAAAAATGCAAAACAAATATTGACGACGCTCGACTCTTTCTCCTAAACATAGCAGAACAAATTACTATTGATGAAGATATTCGAGCAGATGCATGTGATATCTTGTTAGCATACGGAACAGACTCTCAAATTGAACAAGCTCGTTTACTATTATTTGTATTGGGAGGTGGTGAAAGGGCTCGTGCAAATGTGTTTACTAATTCCCAAAATGTACATCACCAATCCATTGAAGAAAGTGTAGAAAAATTAATCGAAGTGATCTCCGTCTATGTCCCAACAAAAAAGAAAATGTTTGATGTACCCTACACATTTGAAGAAGTAAAAGATGAGCTAAACCAACTCATCCGTGTACATCCTCAACGAAAAATTCTTGAAGAGTCCATGATTCGTATTGTCATTGATAGGGCAACCTATGGCAAGATGAATTTAACCCTTGCGTCTATCTTGACAAAAATGTGGATTTATATTCAGGATTCTGAATATTGCGATGCATTAACCGAACGATTATTAGAAGAACTGGTCGATTCGACCAACAAATGTAGTTCTGGATATGTTGCGCGAATTGTAAATGCGCTTTCCGGGTTTAATAATTTATCCGTTCAAATTGGGTTTGCCGATCAGATCAGCGCGGTATTGGAAACACGACTAAATTCAAAGATAAATGCCATGCCAGATGGGCCAGAAGTAGATTTAATTTTGGAAGAAATGATTATTCCAGTGCAATTCTATGAAAAACGTACTACATTTTTACGTTTTTTCCGAACGCATATTTCTGAAATTCGCGAGGCAATGGCGGAAGAATACAAAGATGATATCACCACCTTTGACTTTGATTTATATTTTCGCCAAGCAATTATGCATTATGAAGGATTTAAGGATTAAGACGTATTAAAGAAGTGAAATACTACTAAAGAATAAAATGAATTTCGATGACATTTTTCAAGAATTAGGTGGTCAAGCCATGTTGGACCGGGAAAAGGCTACGCATATTTCACTCTTGTGCGCCACATTACCGAATCGATCGCTATGTGTTGAAATTGGTGTTTTTTGTGGCGCAAGTGCTGCAGTGATGGCAAGATCAGTAGATGCTTCGTGTGGATTGGTTCATGCGATTGATCCATGGATATCTGATACACAATATGAAGAGCCTGCAAATAAGAAATTTTGGGAAGATGATCATCGCATGGATTATGTATTTCGAACGGCAACGGTTACATTGTCCGCATTTAATAATGTAAGCATGATACGTTCAAAAAGTGAAGATGTCGTAGATGAATACGAGGATGAAAGTATTGATCTGCTTCATATTGATGGAAATCATACAGAGGCTGCATCCCTGCGAGACTGTAAAGGCTGGTTTTCAAAAGTAAAGCAAGGCGGTATTATTATTTTGGACGATTTGGATTGGCAAGAGCTCGGAGAGTTGTCTCAGGTCAAATCTATTGACTATTTAAGTAGTGTGTGCCAGCTAACTATTTACAAAGGAAAATGGGGTATCTGGAAAAAGTAAAATAATTAATGTCAACGTGACCCTAACATTACACCAATCGGGAACTATAATTTTAATGTCATGATGACTTTAAAATTAGCAGGTTAGCTAGTTTTTTTGAATAATTTTAAACTTGATTCCGTATATTGATGTTTTATTTCATTGGTAAATGATTTTCCATCAAATTGGACAATATATAATGGAAAAGATCTGGATGTATTAGGATAACGATAGTGAATGGATAATACAGTACCTATATTTCTAATGGTCATGCCTGATTTATCAATATAAACAAAGGGTGATGTTTTTACAACACGATCACCGATGTTAAACATCCTTTATTTATAGAGAAGCAACTTGGTTTAAATAAAGGATGTCCTACAAGTGGCATGCAGGTGGGATGAATTAAATTCTGTATTAATAAAATGAATCTAAATAAAATGAGCAAATCGGCGCCATTGCATATTGTTTTGGATTTAGATAATACACTGATTTATTCCATTCCATATCGAAAAAGCTACCCAGAATGGATCAAAAAATTCCATACGCATAAAATGATGTCTGCCGGAGCTGCACATGAGGATTTTCTTGTGTTAGAACGACCATTTCTACGGTTATTTTTAAAATGGCTTTTTGCACATTTCAATGTATCGGTATGGTCTGCTGGAACACCAGACTACGTTGACTATATTGTTAAACACATCATCACACCACCTGGAAGTGGGCGAAAATTAGACAAGGTGTTTACATCAAACGATTGTGACAAAAGTGTAAACGATTTTGGCGGTGTTTCATTAAAACGATTGGATATGTTGTACAAGACGTACCCTAAACTGTATTCAAAGAACAATACCATCATTGTGGATGATCTAAAGTGTGTGGTCACTGACCAGCCCGAAAATGCTATTCGGATTATTAAATTTTTAGACAAAGAGAAGTTTGTGGAAGATACAAAATTGCTTGAATTGATTGAAAAATTAAAATGTTTAGTAAAATCTCCAGAAATTGGTAATGAACCAGTTCAGGTGTTGCTTGCAAAATCTAAAAAATCACCTAAAAAAGGAACGCAACCTAGAAAGTCAGTTTAATAAATACTGCTTTTCATGTGAGCCTAGCAGAGGAGCTAGAAATACAGTTTAAACCCAAGGATATATATAAATGGAGTATCTAAAAGAATTATTAACTAACCATAATCTTACATTTATGATCAAGAATACTGAATTTGATGATGGACAAAAAAGATGTCATTTGGATATACTTGAATCTACGCGTTCACTAGTTTATATTATTTGTAATGTTTTTGTAGACTATATTTATACCTATGATGAAAATCATGAAGTAATCAATAAAAAAAAGAATGGAAAATCTATTTATTTTACTTTTTTTTATTCATCAAGAAATTATATTCTTTCTACTATTGAGTCGAATATATTATATTGGTTATTAACAATCTATAAGGAAGACGTAAATCATATTACATTAGAATTTATGAATGTAACAACTTTTATAGATGAACCTACTATACCTTGTTTTTTGTGTACATGTCATCGATTAGGTTTTCGTTATACTAAAAATATCCTGAAAGAGATTCATGATGGTATGGATGTATGTATATTATGTTATTCTAAAGATTACGTCAACTTAAACCATATTTCAAACATTACAAGATGCATTCTACTATGTCTGAGATATATCCTTTATTATGTAATAGGTAGAAGGTCATCTTGTAATGTTTGAAATATATTAAGCAAGATACAAATAAATCCTTCCAGTATGCGATAAACTAGAAAAACCTATTTACATACATCAGAAGAATAAACTCAACAACAACTAAAAATAGAATTGGGTTATTTTCCAACCAATTTATTGACATATTTAGTTATGCAATTTGATGATCCATTTCTTTATGCTACAGATAATGATTATATCAACGAATTGATGAAAAATCCTTCACAGACCATTTATAATCTGCAAACGAGAATTATCATTCATGGAAGTGTAAATTTTAAAGTATTGTAAAATTTACTGCTTCGATAGAAGCTCGGTTTAGGCGCAAGTTTATTACTATAAAAGTAATAAAATAATTAGAAATCTATAAGGATATACGCGAAGCCCAAAGGAGAAAGCACCGTGGAATTACTTGCGATGGCACAACGATGAACCATACGGGTTTTGCTGCGTGCTGTACGCAGTGCGAAAGGTAGTTAGACCATCGCACTTGCAATCGGCCTTGGAGCCCTTCTCTAAACAATTTACTTTTTGGGGATAAGATGAGCCGCCAAAGTTGCTTAATAGACGAACTGGAATTTGTTGAGATTGTTCTGATCCTGTGAATGGCGCACCATTCTTTGCCATGCATAAATCATCCATGGTAGCATAACACGACATGTTTATTACTACTAGAAAAAAAAATAGGTGAGATAAAATATGGATGAAGAGGTGATTCCGCGAATTAAATTTATAAGCAAAATTCAAAAAGGAGAAAAGATCAATGTTCGTCATCTTTCTATCCAACAAGACAACCTTATCACTAAATTTATCCGAAGTTTTATTCAAACCGATACCCGGGCAAACACATCTACTTTTATTTACCATTCCATCAAAAAAGGGTTTGAGATATTAAATATGCATGTCACAAGCAATGATCCATTTGACCGCGCATTGTGTAAAAATCTAATTGTCGATTTACGAAATTGCCGCGTTGGTATTTTAAATCTGAAAGATACATATATCGATGACATTATGTTTTGCTGCAAACTAGATGCATTGTTAGAGGATACGGAAGCTCGTCTGATTGATATTGAAACAAAATACGATTACCTAGCATCAACCTCTATATTATCACCCTCTATATTATCACCCTCTATATTATCACCCTCTTCACCAAAACATGGTAATAAAACAGGTAATTGTCAATCGTCTGGTAAAAAACAATAATTTCCAACGACTGTGTACATGTGTTACCCTTCGGAAAGCCATACCACAAGATGCACTAATACAGTATTAGGACTAGTGTGTTTCTTAATTGTAAATTTTATTACTTGTAGTAAAAGTAAAAACAAAACTAAAGAAGCTCAGAGCGGCGTATCTACAAACGGTAAATTTTAAGGAAAGGTGACATTAAAATTATAGTATAATATCTACCAATATATAGTTAATAACATATATCTACTTGCATATTTCACTATATGTTTCTTCTAATATTTGCACGGCCTTTTCACAAAAGGCCGTACCCCAAAACACAGTCTTAAGACTACTGTGTTTGCGGCTCCGCCGCTGCGCTCGCGCAGCTGAAAAGGCCGTGTGAAATATACCTAGAGGATAGCCGGTGTGCATAATTGATTTTATCTAAACATTTTTCGTTCAAATTAAATACGTTTACATAAAGAAGGGATGGATTGCTTTACTATTACACTTCGTGGTGTAGATACACAGGAAGCAAAGCAAACCATAAAAGATTTTTTAATGAAAAGTTTTCGAAATAAAAAATGGAAGGAACATGCCTTTGAAAAAGATGAGGATATTCCAATTGATATTATCTTTGGCATGTTGTGGAAAAAAAGAAAAACAGTATGTTTAAAATTAACTACCCGTGCGAAAGAAAAAGTAGACAAGGTAAAATGGTTGATTGAAAAAATGGGTGATTCCATAACCATTTCTGAAGAAATAACATTAACCAAACCAGTCAAGGATAACGCAGCGGAATGCAATTTAGACCGATTTAAAATGAAAAAGGGTGAAAAACAATGGAATACATTGGAACACAATGGTCCCTATTTCAAACATCTTGTGGATCCGTATAAACCGCATGGCGCAAAACTAATATACGACGGAGAAACATTTTCGTTGACGCCAGAGGAAGAAGAAGTGGCAACATTTTTTGCTCGCCGTATCATTACAGAAGAGACTAGTGCGACAAAGTATTTGGACAACAAAACCTTTATCGGAAACTTTTTTACCGATTTCAAAAAATACATGACGGCAGAGCATCGAAAGAAATGGAAAGTATTTGAAAAGTTTGATTTTCAACGTATCGTAGACAAAATCAAAGAAAACAAGGAAAAGGAACTCGAACGCAAAAAGCATGAAAAAGAAGAAGACAATGATGCCTACAAAGAAATGGCACATTTAGAACGTATCAAAAAAGCAGAACAGAAACTTGATTATTCATTCGCCTATGTGAATGGTGTAAAGCGAACCATCCGAAATGCGGCCGTTGAAATGCCTGGTTTATACGTTGGTGCTGGAAAAAACATGACCAACAAAGGAAAAGTAAAGTGGCGTGTGTTGCCCTCAGACGTTATTATCAATGCCAGTAAAGGAGATGCACCTGCTCCCCCGAAAGGACATAAATGGGGTGAGGTGGTGGTAGATAATACCAAAAAATGGTTGGCAAAGTACAAGGATACAGTGACCGGAACATTAAAATATATTTTATTAACCGAAAGTAGCGATTTATTAAAATTTGAGAAAGCCCGAAAACTCAATAAATTTATTGATGTTGTGGACAACCAAATGAATACCTTGTTACATAGCGCTTCCGAACGAGACCGACAAATTGGAACTGTATTGTACCTTGTCAAAGAGTTTGGTCTCCGTATCGGTAGCGACGATGCCAACGACATGGAAGATGAAGACCAAGATGTTGTTGGGGCATCGTCATTGAAAGTAAAGTACGTCCTACCTAAAAAAACAAAAGGAAAAATCGAACTTAAATTTCGAGGGAAAGATTCCGTATTGTATCATCAGACCATTCACGTAAATGATGTGGTGTATGATAATATCGTCAATTGTATGAAAGGGAAAAAAGACAATGCCCGTTTATTCGACAAGATTAATTCGGATGATGTAAACAAGTACTTGAAATCAATTGATAAGGATTTTTCCGCAAAAGTGTTTCGAACGCGGTTGGCTAGTAGTATGATGTTTGAAGGATTAAACAAATTAACAAAGAAAAGTACAAAATCGCTCTCTACCAAAGATAAAATTGCATTGTTTATGACAGTGAACAAAACCGTTGCGGAAAAACTGAATCATAAAAAGACATTGACACAAAAGCAAAAAGACACACTTATCGAAAAACAAGAAGAGATTGATGCTTTAAAAGAGGAGTTGGAGGAAGAAGAGAATGAAAGCAAGCGTAAAAAACTGGAAAAATCGATTGCTTCAAAAGAAGAAGCTCTGTCCGCCAAAGAGTTTAATAAGGAACTGGCACTAGAGACCTCTCGTAAAAATTATATTGATCCTCGTGTCATTAAATCGTGGGCCGAGAAAGTCGAGTTGGATATCAAACCTGAAAGTGAAGATGCTGCATTCAAACCAACCTTATATAGTAAGGCTCTTATTACACACTTTGAATGGGCACTTGAAGATGAAGAGGTAACCGATGAATGGAATTATGAAGACACGGAGTTGGACTGTGTGGTTGGAGATGAATTGGAACCTTATACCGAAGAAGAGGCAAAATCTAAAAAATCGGTTGCATCTACTGAAGGAAAATCGAAAAAATCGGCTGCGTCAACTGAAGGAAAATCGAAACCGAAAAAGACAGATACATCTGAAGCAAAGCTGAAACCGAAAAAGTCGGCTGAAGCGAAACCAAAACCGAAAAAGTCAGATGCATCTACAGATGGAAAACATCGTATTCGAATTGTTGATTATACGGATAAATCATTTGCTGTATTTGGTGACACAAAACCTTGGAAAGATGCGTTTCTGTTGTTGAATGGTAAATTTAATCCAAAACTAAAAGAAGACGGAAACGATAGCGCTGGATGGATTTTTTCCAAAAAGAAACGAGATCTTGTGTTAGCATGTATCAAAGATCCCGCAATGTTTGAGAAGAAAGAAGAAAAATTACAAAAATGTATCGAGAAAGTCATGACTGAATTTGATTTGACAGAAGGAACTGTTCAGCATGTTTTAAATGACCTTAAAATTTGATATTTGTGGCTATGACAAAACTTGTTGATATTAGAAAAAACATAGTACTAAGAATGAGCTTCAAAGCATATAAAATTGAAAATAATCAATAAAAAAACAATAAAAAAACAAGATGTCGTGCGGTTCGATTAATCAAGCTGGAATATTAAATGGGTTCTTTAGAAAAGGGTTAAATCGCGTGCAATGTATGCACGAGCTGATTGCCAATGCGATCGATGCAAAGGCAACATCGATTCAATGGGTAATTGACTCTGATGCTATCTATTTGGTCGATAATGGTATTGGATTGAGTCCAGAAACCATTCCGTATATGTTTGACTTGCATCGAGAAAATCATACAGATGAAGAGACATCTGGTGTGTCCGGCTTTGGTGCCAAAGGTGCCATGGCATTTTTGAGTGGCAAACGTGACATGTGGATTGAAACACGTACAGAAACAACCGAGACGTACCATATAACGATTCCATGGGAAAAAATGTACACTGAAAAAATCTACAATGATCAAATTTCGTTTCAATTGGCAAATCGAGAAAAAGAAACATCAGGAACCATTATTTATTTTCCATACGATGAAGAGTTGGTACATGTGATTCGCTTGCAATTTGAGAATATGGACCCAGAATCAACAGTAAGTCTGTTTGATCGCACCTCTATTGTGTTTGGTGAATATAATGGAAATATTTCATTGATTCAAGAAGATTTGGAAAAACCAATGAAACTGTACCGATATTTTTACGAAAAAGCGGACTATTATACAGATGTTCAGAATAATATTATTACGGTATGGAAATGTGGGGACAATAGTTACCGATATTTGTTCGATAACGACACCATGGAGATTGCAAAATGGGGTACAAAAGGATACCGTACTAAATTGGAAAAAGTTAAATCAAGTTCCATGAAAGATTGGATACGCGTTGGTACCATGACGTTTACATTAGGGTTAAAAGTTGACCCAGTATACATGGACTTTTCTCGTCCTAGTCTACCAGGAGCTGGTGCATACTTATCACAAGAAGAATTCCCATTTATTGGTCAACAGACACAGGAATTGTCCAAAACATTTTTGAAGCGAAATGGACAAATTATTGGAGGGATCAAAACAGCTTCTCAGGGAGATGGAAACGAGCGAGGAAGTGGAAAGTCAAAATTAGCATACTTGATTCATTCCGTGTTGTCATATACTACACTTTCTCAACAAATGAATCCACTTGATCAACAAATGAATATTCAAGAAAACAAGAATCAATACGTGGATAAAGATTTACCAGAAGCATTGATTCGTGGATTGAAACAGAAACGTGCTGAAAAAGTGGATAAAATATGGGATAATTTTATGGAACGTGTAAAACCTGTTGAGGAGAATCCAAAGGTCAAAAAAGTACCAAACAACGTACCCAACAACGTACCCAACAACGTACCCAACAATGTACCCAAAAAAGTACTCGAAGTAACCAACAACGTAATCGAAGAAGAACCCAACAATGTAGCCGAAGAAGTACCCGAAGAAGAACCCGAAAAGAACAAAGCTTTGGTGAAACGTGGCCCGGTGTTGAAACCAAATAAGGTAGTAAAAAAGTTGACCATGTTGCAATTAAAACAGCTTTTTGAAGAAAAAATAAAAGATTATTCAGACGATACCATCTTATCTGAAAAACAATTGGAATTATTTCGATTATTACTAAACGTATAAATACTTCAAACAATTGATATTAAGGGCAAGATACCCTTAATATATTCCATAAGTCATACTCAACATATAGAAATAATAGGAATGGATCCACTCATTACGGACTTGCCTGCAAAAGTAGTAATTAGCACTTCTAATGTATACGTTGCATTTTTAGTTAGCCCAGTAAATGCGATTGTATTATTTGGTAATGTTTTTGGTATGACATCAATATTACCACCATTCCATGTTATTCCTGTAACTGGTGCATTTGTACTTTTCAATGTCATATTGTATATATATGGTTGATCTTTGGGAATGTTTGTAAAAGTAACAGTACCAGTTCCTGCAGATGATGGATTTAATGATGAACAAAAAGCACTAAAAGAACCTTCTAATACGATATTGGTTGAGGAATTGGTAGAGGAATTGTTAGAGGAATTGTTAGATGAATTGTTTAATAAAACAGCTATAATAATAGAAATGATAATTATGCACACAATTACCCATAACGACATACCTTTATTTATAAATATTTATTGTTAATTTTCCATTGGGATAGCAATAGGCCATAAAAAAGATCGTAGTTATTTAAAGATAAAATATACAAAAAAAGTGCATGAACAAGTTAGTAACCTTGTTTTCCTATTGTTTTAATATAGATGGATTACGTTATGAACATCAACAAAATGATATTTTGCGTCATCTAGATCTAGAAACGTCAATGATCTATTTAGAATCAAAAAAACATTCAACTATTATACCAAACACCCCAACAAAAATCATTACACTTCAACATCAGATTGATATTGATTTTGAAACAAGAAGTTAGTAGTGTTACAGGCCGTGCTAAATTTGATTATTATATTAAACTTTTAAAAAAAATAACAAAAGAAAGCATGCCTCAAACAAGGCGTCAAATTCAACGTCAACGAATTAATTATTCAACGAGACGTTTTGAAACATTTTTAACATTTAATATTATCCAATCTTTTCTTGAAAAACACAAACAAGGTCTTGCATTGAGTGCCTTGCAACCTAGTACTGAGCTTTTACCAAGACTTGTTAAACAATACAAAAAGTGGGCGGAAATAAAAATGATAAAAGATTTGTCATGCCCTTCATGTATTGCCATATATAATAATAGTATCTTTGTATGTGAATATATGCTTCATCATATTTTAGTATATGACAAAGATACAAATACACGTACTATTTTACATACGTGGGGTGATCATGCAACAAGCGCTGGTAATGGAATTGGTCAATTTCAACATCCTAATGCTATTGCTATCTCTAAACAAGGTATTATTGCTGTATGCGACACAGGTAACAATCGCTTACAATTATTTGAAACAGATGGCACATTTAGAATCCAACTCACAAATATTCAGTCTCCATGCGGAGTTGCATTTACACATAATGGCCAGTATCTTGCAGTCAGTGATACTGGTAACCATTGTATTAAAATATATAACATAACAGGAGAAATTATTAATACGATTGGGCAATTTGGAAATCAACGAGAACAATTTAATAAACCGTATGGTATTGCAATCACAAAAGCAAATATTATGTTTGTTTGTGATACTGATAATCATCGAATTCAAGTATTTGGACCACATGGAGAATATTTAACTTTTTTTGGAGAAAATGATTTAATTTCACCGATTTCTATTTCTGTGTTAAAAAGCGGTGAAATTTTTGTTTCTGATCTTGGCACAAAAAGTATTAAAGGGTTTCGGTTGTGTAATGTTGTTAAAGAAAATAAATTAGATGGAAAAGTTTCTTGTAAATTTTTTGAAAAGCAAGCGACGACTTCTGTATATGGATTAGTTGTAGAAGAAAATGGTAATATGATCATATCTCATAATGCTAATAGATGCATTAGTCTGTTAACTAATTTCAATTATCATAACGATGGTGAACGAAACCAAGTCATTAAAAAAAATACAGACGAAGAAGTATATATATACACCATTAAATATGGCATCTAAAGATATGCGGGCTAGCAGCTCCTCCGTAAATTTTAAAGTCAGTGACCTTAAAATTATCGATATACCTAGTGACTTTTCATATAGTAGAAGATGAAAAAATATGTCTTATACAATATGTGCATGGACATATACTACCGGAACTTAATGTGTTGTATGGTAAAAATCTAAAAAAATCAAGAGATGATATAGTCTCATCATAAACATCAGAAAAACGTTCAAAATGTACACGAACTGTTTTTGCAGTTGTATCAATCTCAGTTATCGATGCATTATACCATAAATTACGCCTATCCATTACTTGAAGATGTTGTTTTATAAAAAATGGCTCAATATCATTATGTGTTTCTCCAGGATTTAATGTAAATCGAGTAAATGTTAATGAAAAGCTTTCACCGAATAATCCGATTCGCTTATGCGATTCTTTAATAATATCTTCTTTTACCAATTTGGCATAACTTGTTTTAGATAAATCCATAATAGCATCCATACTCAGTAATGATGGGTAAATAAGTTTCCACAAGTCAACAAAATGGTCATTTTTTATAGTATCTGAATATGTTTTGACAAGATAGAGAAAGAAATTTTCCATTTTTTGAGAATGCGCCAAAATAGTTGTACGCGTTTCTTTATTCGTTATCCATTTTCTAGACAATAGAAAACGAATGACGTTTATATTTGTACATGCCGGGAAAAAAAATAGATTTCCATCCGTATACATCTTGTCATACAATATATGAAGATATCCTATAATAGTTTCATTTTGTGTAACAAGTGCATCATTTGTCCAATCAACAATATACAAATGAATCGAATTGATAGGAGATTCAATTATGTTTTTCATATATATAGAACTAACCACACAAAAATAATCAAATACTTGTAATAGTAAAAATAGTGTTTGTTTATATGTAAAACATGTAAAAAGTGTATGGATATGATAAAGGCATTCTGCTGCAATAATTGGATTAAATGGTATAGTGTAAACATTATCTACTACCATACCATTATGATTGGAAAAAAAATCAGTATAATGAGATAGATGTGCGCGATTTATTTCTATTATCATATCTGTATTCTTATCATCAACTTTTCTTAATATAATTTGGTCTGTTTTTTTTAAAGTTAGAATGGTGATAAATGTCGACAAATGAAATGACATTTATTACTATTTTCTTTTTAGGTTACTTTTTATGATAAAGTGATTTCAATCGAGGTTCAACAAAACGAATATATCGTAATAAATCATTTTCTTGGTTGTATTCTTTTGCATCTTTTGCATCTTTTTTTTCCAAAGAATATTTTTGTGCAAATGCTTGGAATGACGCTGGATTATTCTTTTCCGTTTTTAAAAACCACCATGCTAAGAAAAAAGTCTTTGGATTTTTATATTCAACATTACCAATATGATCAATCAGATCGCGTATTTCTTGTTTATCATTAAACGTAACTTCAACGTTATCTATCTCATTAAAATCATGTGCAATAAAATCTTTCATTGTTTTACGAAATTTCTCTTCTGCAGTCATGGCAATCATTTTTCGGCGAGTTTCTCCCATGTCTTTATTGAAATTATCATCGAATAAAGGATCAACCAGTGCTACACGTTGGTAATCGTGTACACCTTTTACGAGTGGTTGATCATCTTCTTCTTCATACTGATCGTCTTCATCTTCATCATCATTCGAAAACATTCTCTTTCTTTTATAATCCTATTTAAAATTGTCTTTTTAAATAAAAGGAACACGATGGACAATTCATCTATTTTAGTCTTTAAAGCAATCACCAGTTTGATCACGGATTTGCATGCAGAATTTGGATCAAAGCACAAGAATGTCGCACTTTATCATCGTTTGTTGGAAAAGACGGGTATTGTTCATACCGGACCGATTATGAAGCATATTGATTGTTTCCGAACATTTTTTGTTGCAAACAAAGATGCCATGGAAACACAGGATCTTGACAAATTAGTGGAAACCAATATTACTTATAGCGAGCGTGTTTTCCTTGACATGAAGAATCTCATGAACAGTACTGATGTGGAATCACGCAACATTATTTGGAAACATCTTCTTACGATTTGGGGTTTGATCGACCCAACGAGTGAAGCGAAAAAGACATTGCGCGAATTGATTAAGCAAAATACTGGTAATAATAGCAATGAATCAAATTTTTTGAACGATATTATGACGAAAGTCGAACAATCGGTTGATCCGACAAAGATGAGTGGAAATCCGATGGAGATGGTATCCGGTCTGATGCAATCAGGTGTCTTTAATGATTTGATCAATGGCATGCAAGGTGGGTTGTCCGATGGTTCGTTGGATGTGGGAAAGTTGATGGGATCTGTTCAAGGTATGATGACAAAGATGTCACCAGATGGTAATATGCCTCCTGAAATGGCTGGTATGATGAACATGATGGGACCCATGTTGGCAAAGCTTGGCTCAAAGTAATACCAAGATTAATGTGTATTTACTATTTTATTACTCTTTTTGTAATAAAAAGTTTGATCGGCATACTAGGTATGTTTAATCTTTTTTTAGTTTATTTAGTATAAATGTCTAGTAAAAAAAGATTAAACAAATGCTATCAACACATTCCATCCTTTCATATGAAACGTAAAGATTCAGAAGTAAAAATCACCGTTGACAAAAATGACTTCATATTGGTAGGAAAAGGAATGGTGTCCAAACATGAATGTGTTTTAGTAGAATCAGTTGAACCTATTATCTATTACAAATCAATGTCGGACACAACATGGAGATTGTGTGCACTTCATGAAGAGACATCCACTACCTTTATAAAAGGTCCTGATTATGTACAAAGTAATCTTATCGACTATCGTATTCAAACATGGATTGAACAAAATTATGAAAATCTATCGGTGATAGAGGAAGTTGTTTTATTGCAATTGCTAAAAGATCAACATAAATCAACACCTATTCAACAACATATTGAAGATGCTTCAAGGGAATTAACCAATCAATTAACCTACAAGATGACACCAGCCGAACGCGCAGAATGGTTTTCCAATCGAATATGGGAAGAAAGTACGATGAAACCATTACATGAGTATCTCTATTCAGATAGTAATTGGAATTATGACTTGCCATTTCCAAAATGTGGAAACCTATTTCATTATGATAATCCACGAACAAAAATATATTCAAACACGGATATCAATGCCTGTTATCAATTGTCTGAAAATAGTCTTCATTTATCGCATCTAATGGAATCATTATTCGACGTAAAAGAAGAAAGCAACAAACTCGTTGCAAATTATGAAACTAAAACACGTCTAGATGGTAATGTACACCTAACATGTATACAAGATGTGTTTCATGTTTCCCTTTCGACAAAGCATATGAATGCTATTCCATTTGATATCATGCTTACCTATTCCGTTTATGATATGACTTACCGACGAAAAGAGGGTCGAGATGAAACAAAGGTAGAATATAAAAAGTATCATGCTCCTCTTGCGCTTACTCGTGGAGGGTGTACAGTATATGGAACTTATTCTGAATACATGACAATTGGAAATTATGTATGTAAACCATTTGAATACATCGAACAACTTCCACGAGAAGAGCGACAACTGCGAAAATGTTCTACTTTGTATGGGTTTATTGGCGACTACTTTTTATCGCTTTATCCATTGCCACACCTTATTCATGATGTGCCATCACAACTGTTTACACCGATAAAACCTGGATGCAATGTCTTTGGGTATCCAATACAATTAATACAAGATCCTAATTATGAAGCGTTATCCATTGAGCAAGTCACTGAAAAAATAGACGAAATACGTAGGAAAAGAAAGATACGTAAGGCTGAATTAGAAGCCGTACCAAAACTTTCAGCTAGTTTGGGGGTAAATAACCAGCTATCTAATTTTTGGCAAATCTAGCAATAATGCGTTATAATTTTAAGGCTACTTTACTTTAAAATTCGATATGCGGACTTTGTACAAAAAGCCTCTATGAAATTATTACATTTTTATATATTATAAAGTTATTCATGTGTTATAGTTTCAAAACTTCAATTTTTTCATATATAATGGGAATGGTTGCTGCATTCATTGCTCTTTATAAAAAACAGTATATAGTAGGTATGTTGATTTTATCTTATTGTCAAATACAACTTTCTGAAGCAATAATATGGAGAGGAATTGATACATCTAATTCAACATTAAATAAATATGGAACAGCATATGCAAAATATACACTACCATCTCATCTATTTTTCGTTGGCATTGGTGTTGCTATTATGACCGCTAAAAAAGATTTTATACCACTTTTTGTCGGTATTTTATTTTATATATATGTTATGCGGTTTTATTCAACAAAATCATCTATAAAAACATATATAAAAAGTGGGGAAGAGAATCTGTCTTTTCCAGCCAATAAAAGTTGTATGACAAGAGAGTGTCAGAATAATGAAAATCGGTTACAATGGCCATTTCATGATGAATGGTATATACTACAAATGATTCTTATTTTTATTGTATTTTTTATATACCTTCCTAACAAAACATCATTATTATTATCTTGTTTCTTCATAATAACTTTTATTATATCAAAAATGATGTATAAATGGAGCGCATCTAGTATTTGGTGTTTTTTATCAGCAGTTCTTGCACCAATTTTGGTTATCATTCTTTGATAAACCACAGTCTTTTTAGAAAAGGCCGTGAAAAAATCTAACACCATTAATAAATGAGCATTATCAAATCTTTCGGGACGATCCTTAATGATAATAAGCACGTCAAAGTGCAAGCATCTAGATTCAAACAAACCAAAAAAACATTCGATAAAACCCTACCCATTTCATTCAATCCATTCGACCAATGGGGAAACTATCTGTCTCCAATTTATACACAAGGTTTATGTGGTTGCTGTTGGTCTTGTGCCGCTACAGGTGCATTTGCTGACAGACTCACTATCATGACCCTTGGTCAGTTTTTTGAGGCATTGTCTCCCTATGAAATGATCATGTGTCAAGGAGCCATCCCCATACGTGATCAGGTCGATACTGAATACCTCAAAACTATCAATCATCAAGCACATTCACAGGGAGCATGCAATGGTAATAGTATTTACGCGGCACTCGATTTTATTTATTGTTTTGGACTGACCACGACGAGATGTGTCAACGAGGGAGAATTTGAGCATTATGGCATCAAACGACCAGAGAATGTCACCACAGAAGATATTCCTATGTGTTCGGATGTACTTGGCGCAGATTATAATACATGCCTAGACCGTGAGATTGCCACACGCTTTTACCGATCTATTGCCAGTTATGCTGTCGATCATGATGTCGAATCTATTAAACAAGAGATTTACAAATGGGGGCCGGTTGCATCCGGATTCAATGTATTCCCAGACTTTTTGAACGAATACGATGGCATTTCCATTTATATGGGACCAACCGATAAAAAAGCGCAAACCATTGGTGGTCACGCGATCAAAATTCTTGGATGGGGTCGTGAAGAAGTCAATGGAGAAATGGTTGATTTTTGGTGGATTGCAAACAGTTGGGGTACCAAATGGGGCCGTAGCGGCTATTTTAAAATGAAAATGAACATCGCCGAATGCCAGCTTGAGCAAAACGTTGTTGCGTGTATTCCCGATTTACCCGGTTTCAACCTTGATTTTTTGTTGTACAAGATTGTGCCCGATCAAAGCATTGAATATGCTCGTTCCTTTTTCAAGGTCGAACCACTCACGGGGTACAAGTATACTGCGATCGACAAAATCAAGGCAGGAAAACTGAAAGGCAATTTAAATAGTTTTATTTGTACCCGCCAACCAGATTTTAAGACGATGTGGGCAGGCGAGCAGACGATTGAAGACATGGAGGCATTTGCACTCAGTGTTCGCAGCTATCCAAGTGAATATGCGTGGATCTATCGCTTGTTTATACTTGCTATCGTGTGTGTCGTTTGTTTTAGTATTGGAAAAGCGGTCCATCATGGATTACGGTATCATAAAGGCCGTTGAAAAGATCATACCCCAAAAAATACACGGCCTTTGTGTTTTCTAATCAACTATTTTATAGTAATAACAAAACGGCAAATTTACTTGGTGGCCGACCGGTGAAAAATACCTTTAAATTTAGAATATATGTGTAATTAAATTCATCCAAGGTTTTATCGACTAATAAAGCCTGTAAAAAAAGGCTTTAAAATTGATTAAAAAATATTAAAATAAGAAAAATTAATAAACATGACTATCAGTAAAAAAGATCTCGCTGAAAAAATTGTCGATCATATTCGTTCATCTGATTGGGATGAAGAATGCATTTGGGATGAAAACGAACAAGGAGCTGCATGGGTTGACAATGAAATATTTTTGGCAACGTGTTTGATTCGAAAAATGAATAATAATGGTGCATTTTACCCTAATTTAGAAGATTGTAAAACCGTTGAACAGTGTCAAAAGCGATTAACAGAATTCTCTATTAATGATTTGATCTTTATGATGAAATTTTTAGAGCATGGTGGAACGTCCAACGACGAATTTTTTACACTTCGTGATCATAAAAAAAGAAATGATATCAAAGCATGGTTTGACAGCGTTGTTTGATAAAAATGCAAGTATAATTTGAAGGTCAAACCAACCTTCAAATTTGTTATCTAAAAAAATTTTTATTGACTAATAATATTACTTGAAAAATTTTCTATGGAATGATTTTTGATGAAACATAGTACACAACAACTATTATCATATAATGGAAAAATGTCCATTTTCTTTTTTGTTTCATTGCATACTAAGAAACCTAGTTGATGACAATAACATAGAAAACAAGGTTTAGAAATAGATTTAGTTATAAAATAAAAAATAGATAAAAATTTAATCGTAATAGTCTGTACTTCTTTTTCATGCATCAACAAGATAGCATCCAAGATATCTTTTTCAACTAGTCCTACTATTTCTTTTGATAAATAAATATATGTTATCAATAAACTATTATCTACTACAAAAAAAATATATAATAATGATTCTTTTTCATTCTTTACGTCCCATTTAAAGTAATGTATTGTATCTTGATTTGATTCTGTCTTGTTTAATATAAGATTTTCTTTATCTAATATAGAAATCAGATTATCCATTTATCATCATTCAATTATTTAATAGCATTTTTCTAATTGTGCAAGTAATATACCTAGTTGCTGAACACTGATAAAACCTATTCTTTTATCCTCAAATAAAAGAATAATGTCTACTGCACCTCGTCGTTTTGGGAGCCTTTTAAAAGATTATCCAGCTGTTGCAAAAAAAGCAGCAATCTACCCTACGATTGATGTAAATGTCTGGTGGGACAAGCAAACACCACTACGTCCTTTACCAGACAGCTTTGACGGTCGCGATGCGTGGGAAGGATCGACATGTACACCAGGCACCCAGCGATGCTCCGATAGCTGGGCCATGGTTGCCAAAGATATTCTTGCAGACCGATTCACCCTCTCTACTGGTGGCCAATTGGCCCTTCAATTGTCCGAAACCGAAATTATCGCATGTATCTCCACGCCTCCGCTTCCACCATTACCTAATGTTGCATCATGTGCAGGTCTTGATATGGTCGATGCATGCCAGGGATATAGTATTTATGATGCATGGGAATATATCTATGCGTACGGCATTCCTGAAAACAATTGTTTCTCGCATTCCAAACTTGAAAAAATTAACCTTATCCTTCCTGAAAAGCTAAATTATGTTGTCAAGCAAGCATCGTATGGTCCACAATGCAATCTGATTGAAAGCGACCAGACAAAATGTATTTGGACCAAGAATGGCGTGCCGATTGCGAGGCGTTCGTTCTATGCAAGCGGAATCATCAACATCACCGCGCTGCCTTCCATGTCGGTGATCGATCTCATGAAATACGAAATACTTCGTTTTGGCCCAATTGCTGCTGGATTTCTCGTCTTTGAAAATTTTGCAAATGGATATGATGGGACGACGATTTATAGTGAAGTCTCCGGGGCATCGCTTGGAGGACACTATGTATCCATCATGGGCTGGGGGACAGATGAAAAGACCAAAATGGAATATTGGATTTGTCGCAACAGCTGGGGCACCGACTGGGGGCTGGTTGGTTATTTTAAAATGAAAATGAACATTGTCGAATGTCAACTCGAACAAAACGTATCCACGTGTGCACCATTTTTTGTAGATATCTTTTCTCAATCGTATGTGAGTGATGGCATCTTACCTGGAAGACAACATATTGACATTACAAACATGAAAGAGATCAATCCGGCGCTTTACGATAAGCGACAGGTCCTCGAGTTGAATACTGACACATTTTATCCTAAAAAAACATACGAATTGATTAAAGAAGGTAAATTGGCTGGTGATTTGACGCCACTCATTCAAAACAAAGAGAGGTTGCCCAATATTATCTTTTACTGGGTTGAAAATTTCAAGGCATTCAAATGGATCAATATGAATTATACATCTGTACAGAAGAACGAAGAAACGAATGGGGTTGGATGGTGGTGGATGGCATTGCTCGTTTGCGCGGGAGTAGTATCGTTCTATGGAGGCTTTCGACGGAAACGATAACCGCTTCCCAGCTGAAAAGTTACCATATTGCAGATTTAAAGTTATGATTGGTCATTAAAAAGACAGAATGTCTCGCCGAACCGTTGATATGTATCAGTACAATGGTCCTCAATTAGGCCGACAAAGCAAGAAGCAAAAGAAACGCAAGGCGGATGAAGAGGAGGAAGAAGAATCACCAAGTTCAATGAGTCAAGACCGTCGTATTGAACGCGCAAAGAACCAAATTTACTTTCACTGTGAAGTAGATCGTGATAGCATATATGATTTGATCAAATTGATTCGCGAAGCAGAAGAGGAATCGTTAATGCTTTCCTACAAAATGCGTATTGATCCTGTACCTATTCACCTTCATATTAGTTCGTTTGGTGGCAGTATCTTTGCTGTCATGGGAGCGGTGGATGTCATCAAAGCCTGTCGTGTGCCTGTATATTCTATCATCGATAGCGCTACCGCATCAGCAGGTACATTGTTATCGGTCGTATGTGCGAAACGATTTATTCGTCCTAGTGCACATATGCTCATTCATCAATTGTCGAGCTGGTGCTGGGGCAAGATGGCTGAGATTGAAGATGAATTTCAAAATTTACAAGAGTTGATGTTGACGATAAAGTCCATTTACATGGAACATACAACGATTCCAAAGAAGCAACTCGATGCGCTGTTGAAGCGTGACATTTGGTTGAATGCGCAAAAGTGTATCTCTTATGGCCTGGTTGATGACGTATATGAAGCATAAAAAAGTTTAATTAAGTGCATTTTCCATAAATATAATAAAAAAGAATAGGTGTATTGAACACTAATTTTAAGGTTACTTTGACCTTAAAATTATCCATTTAGAGGTCCTCTACGTGGACCTCACCTCTTAAAAAGTCGTGTCAAGTAACCTTAAATTATTGTTTAATATACCACCGGTCAGCCACTAGGTATATTTATAAATAATAAACTATAATTTTAAGGTCACTTTGACTTTAAAATTTGCTGCTTGCGGCTTCGCCGCTCCGAGCAAGCTCGGTTTGGTCTTACATTTATTACTATAAAAGTAATAAAATATATAATTAGGAAACACGGTATTCAAGAGCCTAAGGTGTATTTATTTAGTTCTCGCCACGTAATGACCTTTTCGTAGCCTTTTCCAACGATATCTCGATTTCCATGATAATCCAATCCATATCGATTCTCTTTCATTCCGATATGGTCCCAAAACCCTCCGGAGAAGTCTATGTCAATAAAAAATAAGTGTTCGTATGGAATTTCTCCATAAGGAAGTTCGTGACGTGCTTCGGATTCTATATGACGAATCATTTCTAGAATCAAGCAACGAGTCCATACTTGCTCTACTTCGTTTTCTAAAATAATAGACAGTGAACATAAACTATTCAAGCTTCCATCTATACTAAATTGACCAACGGGTTTGGTACCCATCATCAATTGAACCAATCGTTCTTCTCCGCGTAATTTAATTTCATTACCAAAAGTAACTTCTGTTTTCCAACGTCGATAGTAAGATAAAGAATACATTTTATAAATCTAGTTTTCATTTGTTTTCCTCTTCATTTTTTTACATTAAGAAATCTTTTTTGGTCTGTTTGGTACCGCGAAGCGTAGGCCCTCTATAGAAGAAACAAATCAAAGGGAGCAAGTGTACTCACACATGTATTCCATCTCAAACATATGTTGAATGAATTGGTATGCACTGCGCATTTGTTCATATGCGGACTCGTCAATGGCAAGGAGTTTTGTTTTAAGGGTGTCCAGTTGGCTAGAGTGTATGGATACACAAATCGTGGAATAGTCAATTTTGTCCATATAGGGAAGCCACTCGATATCATCCCAGACGTAAATGGGAATAGCGCCTAACTTGAAGATTTCATAGAAACGGAAACTGCCTCTGCCGTAACCACGTGGAGCTAGCGCAAATTTGGACGAAACGGTTTTTTCGATAAACAATTGTTGCAAGTTGTCTTGCACCAAACAGACAAAAACGGCACACCGCTTCGCTGGGGCACAAGTGTGCACAACGTACCGTAAAAAGCACTGGCTCCTGTGTCGTCTCGTGGATGCTTTCGAGAGCACCACCATGTCACTGATTCCGACACTCGCGGGCGGCGAAGGTGATGGTGGTCTCACTGGCAGCGACGCTTCATCCTTGTTTTTGTTCGAAGTGAAATGGTGATCAAAAAAGTATCACGTACAAGTATGATTTTGATCCTGGTGTAGAGGGTGATCTGTCTGATAAAGAATGGAGAGACATTTCTAGATTGTGTGTGGGTCGACAGATTCTGTACTGCCTACTTAAAAAAGCCTTCTGTGTCTTTAACGTAGAGTTATAGTAAATATATTACTTAAATACTATCCATAAAATTAACTTAATATGCCGCCCCAAAGACTTGTTTCAATCCTAATACAAGAAGGTGATTTCACTAAAAATGAACTCGAAGGGACAGCTATTCTCACAGAAAATGATACAAAAGAACGAGTATTAAAAAACGCGCTGAATGATGTTTATGAAAAACCCTACGTTATAAAAATTTTTGATCAGAGAGGTCGTGTTGAATATTATCGAATCCAAGAAAATACCACTTGTAGTGGTTGATAGTTTACAGCAGTAGTTGTTTAAACGGTTGTTTAAACATTTTACCTTTTCACAAAAGGGTGTAAAATTGATTTTTGCTGGTTTTTACTAGTTTTATACTAGTTATGGCTATCTACACACGACCTTTTCAGTTTTACCAGACACCGCACCAGCTTTTGCTTCCACCGCATCTTTCTCATTCACCACCATTACGACATTATATTTACGCACATCCTTCATGTGGTACGGGGGATTGCTATTGAATTCCCTGAAAACTGCTTTAATCTAGTAAAGTGCGCCGTTTATACGCTTTTTATGGAAGACGGTGTAATTGACGCTACAAATTTAGGAGAGCGTACCCTTTTCGAAGGGCGGCTATTTGATAATTTATTTAACCATCCAAAACATTGGAATGCGTATGTATACAGAGTAAATGTATCGATGGATACAACTCTTATCACCAAACAGACAAAAACGGCAAATGGAGAACCTCGAAATAAGACACGACCTTTTGTACTTCCGCTACGCTAGAAACTGTGAAATGTTGAATGGAAGGCTTTGAAAAATGAAAAGTGGCACTTCTGTATGTTCTCTTTACTCAATGGACGTTTGATGACCATGAATTTGGATGCGTTTCCTCTACTGTCTCGGTCGACTCGTTTCGCACCTACTACGTCGTTTATCCCTAAACCGTCGTTTGTCAAACCAGTGACGGTTGTCGCGGATAAACCTATTATTTCCAAAGAAGCGTGGATGCACGCATTCGACTGCATCAAATCTGGAGAACAATCGTTTGATGATACATATTTTTGGGGATTTAAGGCACCCATGTTTATGAACGCCTATGAACATGCATTTCGGCTTCGTTATAAGAAAAATACGGTGAAGACTATTCGTGACATGGGCGACTTGACAAAGACCGTGACAAAAAAGACACCGGTTCAACAGATTCAAACAACCCTGTACGAAAGCGAATCGGATGACCAAGATTACGATTACGAACAGGAAAATATCGTGTGGGTACAAACCAAGAAAACGCCATCGGAGAGCTTGGCGGAAATTGGTATCAAAGAACAGCACATTGTTCCCATTCTGGAATATATGAAAAAAGTGTGTTTTACACACTAATTAACAAAGAATACTAAACCAGACAATAAAGGAAAAGAAAGAAGAAAAACGATAAGCTTTGTGTTTTGGGGTACGGCCTTTTGTGAAAAGGCCGTGTAATATACATAGTAGCTTACAGTTATTATCTTTACAAACTATATAGATATAAAATATAGATACTATAAAAATTTAAAATTCAAAAAGATCAAAAGTTTTTAGGTCCAACACACACACCAAATGTGGATGCAGCCAAAAATAAATGCCAAAAGTCATTTTTTACAAAAAAGAAGTAAAAAAATAAAAAAGAAGGCATAACAGGGTAAATCTATTTTTAGTGAAAATAAAAGATGCATCAAAAAATGGATGAAATCTCGATTATTTTTAACTTTTTTTGATTATTTTTAATAATTTTTGATGATTTTTTATAATTTTTGAAAATTTTTGATAAACCCAATTAAAAATAAATAAATTAAATAAATGAGTCAAGTAACATGCTCGTACTGTTTTACGTTGTTAGCAAATAAATATATATTGAAAACTCATCAATCTACAAATAAAGCATGCTTAGCAACGCGTAATATAGAATTAAAAACAGATTATCAATGTGAAGGATGTCAGTTATTTTTTCTTGATCAAAATCGTCTAGCCCTTCATCATGAAAGCTGTAAAGTATATCAAGTGCTTATTGTAAGAGAAGAGACAAAAAAGGAATACTTGAATAAAATGAATGATTTAGAAAAACAACAACAATTAAATCTACATCACTTAGAACAACAATATCAGTTAAATATAACAGAAATAAAACATAGTTATGAAATGATAATAAAAGAAAAAGATGCTCGTATTTATCAATTAGAAGATACAATAAAAAATATGAAAGAATCATATGAATCTAATATAAATCGTATTTCATCTATTTATAATCATGCAATGGAAACACTACACACTTATAATAATACCACAATAGATGGAATATCTAATGCAAATGGAAAAACATTAGAAAGTATAAAACATATGGTATCAGAAGTAATAAGTCGTCCAACAACCACTACTAATCATGTGAATGCAACCATTCGTAATGTTTTTTCATCAGAATATACAGTAGATAATATCAAACAAGAAGATATTAAGCGTAAATGCGAAGCTTATTTAACCGAACAACTTTTCTTTGAAGGTCAGCGTGGGATTGCCAAATTATGTTCTGATCATATCATAAAGACCAAAGACAATAAACAACTACTTACATGCACGGACACAAGTCGTAAAAAGTTCAAGCATATGGATGAACATGGCAATATCAAAGAAGATATGGAAGCCCGTAATTTTTTGGAAAAAGTTTCCAAACCAATCAAAGAAGTATCCAAAGTTATTTATGAAAGTATTATCTCCGATGTTGAATTTGAGCAAGAACAACTTCAACAAGAAGAAGATATTGATTATAGTCGTAAATCGCTATTATCTGAAAAATATGTACGTGCAGGAACATGCTTTATGGACATTAGTAATATTGATAATGCTGAAATGAATAGAGAATTTACGGCAGAATTAGCTAAATTAACAAAATAACAAGTTATTCATGATATAGACTATGAAATTTTTAAACGAGTTTTTAAAAATTTATTGTAGTATGTGATAAATTATTTTGAAACATAGTCCGTATTACAAAAGAACCTGAATCAACTTTTCGTCCATCACCAGTTTATTGATGGACGTTACTGTCGTTCCGCGCATGGTCGCCTTCATGGCGACAAACCATGGAAATAAATAATCTTGATTCTCATTGCAAACATAGAAATAGACCTTTTCCATTACTAAATTAATCAACCGTTCTAATGTTCGTACGCCAGAGATGGCTTTGCCATCCATATCCACCAGTTTAACTAACGCCTGTTCCGAAATAGCAAATTTTTCAACAAGGTTCAATTCGCGCGTAAATTTCGGAAACAAGTAGTCTTTGGCAATCACTTTTTTCTCGTCTCGTGTATATCCATCGACCTGAATAATTTCAAGGCGATCCACCATAGCTGGATCGGTCGGAACCTCATTCATACTATACATAAACCAGATTTTACTGAGGTCTTGAGAAAGATCTGGAAAATAATTATCTCGAAACTCGCCATTCTGTGAAAAATCAGTTAGATGAAGCAAGGTCGACATGATCTCTTTACGATCCGATGCCTTGTCAAATTCATCAAAAAATAAAATACCATTCTTGGTCTTCATGCGAGCCAAACACCGACTGATTTCTCCCGGACGACTGCCAATATAGGTATAATCATGTCCAAGTAAAAAATCTGCTGAACTGACACCACCAAAATTAACTTGTGCAAACGGAATACGCAAACAAGCAGATAGCGCTTTTGCAATAGCCGTATTGTGTGTCGCCGTCCAATCTCCAAGTGCAAACCGACTATTACCTGAAATGGTAAATCCACAATACTGTCCCATACCTTTTGATGATATACGTAACCATTCATGTTCTGTATGAACAATCTTGTTGTCTGAAAGTTTACACCGAATTCCAGAACTTCGTACTAATGAAAGAATACGTTCAAATGGAGCGGTCGGAATAAGTGTAATTTGATTATTAATATCTTTTACTCGACACAATGATCGCCAAAATGTCATTTTATCGGATAGTGTCCAATTCATTGCTGAATGTGGCAAGGTATGTGGAATAATAGTTGTATCACCAGTATATTGACCTGTAAAAAAAAGACCGAGTTGGTTAGGTAATATACCAGCTCGAATAGGTCCACTGTACCATCCTGAAATGGGTTGGTATCGATATTCTTGTCCAATGACATCCACAATTGGAACATCAACAATATCATCACGTACAATATCAAGAAGCGTCAAAATATGACTACGATTAACGATATAGTCCTCTCCATATTGCTGTGATACACAAAACATCTCTTCATTACCAGTTGTGGTGGACAAGACTATTCGAAACGTTGAATCATCTCCCATCAATCGATCTCCGACTTGAATGTTTCGTGCTGCGCGGCATGTCATGTCGTACATCATCACGGGTGTATCTGGGTGTAAACATTTTCCAACACCAGGAGATCCAATGAGCGCCAAATTACACCCTTTGGTGTTTTCATTGCGCAGTTTTTTATTAAGAAATAGTAATAATCTTTCTTTAACACTTTTCATACCAAAAAGTGTTGCATCCAGATACCTACTGGATGTTTCCAATGCACGCGCCACATTATCTTCAATGGGTGACAAACGATCAAAGGGAAGCAACATGGCCATATTTAACCATTGTTTCATTTTACACCGTTCATCCCCCGAATCCATGATGGCATATTCTTCTAATTTCAATGCTAATACTTGTTTATTTTGCGGGTTTATATGAAGCGCACCCAAGATTTTTTTCCAACCATTGATATCAGGATCAGATGATTCAGTTTCTTTTTCCTTGCGATTGGTATACTGATGATAGAGATGTCGAATTGTATTACGTAATTGGATATATTCTTCCGTACATGGATTAAATTGATGAAGGCATTCATACTTTTCAATTAGATTTGCGCGCTTTTCATTGGACATTTCACCCCGTAGTATATCAGTTAATCCAATTTCTCGTCGTTGAATAATTTGTTTTGCAGTAGTAAAGGTTCGACGACTGGCTGGATCCATCTTTCGCAAGGCATCTGCATCTTCATCCGTATATTTTTCTCGATCAATAGGAGATAATTTCGGGGATGATGGATATGGCACGCGATTTGGTACATCATCATCCGATGATTCGATAGATTTATCAGACGAAGAAGGAGACCGAGATTGTCTTCGCTTACGGTTCATTACGGAGTTAGCTTGGCTTACTCTTTAGTTATGCTTCTTTTCATTTAAATTAACAAAACACAGTCTTTTCATAAATAAGCACAATCTTGTAATAAAATTGATTTTACATAGCATAAAAATGAAATAGATAAAATATGGGAAGACGATGTCATTGTGGTAAATATGCTTGTTATAATACAAAAGGTGAAACGATTCCTATTTTTTGTGTCATACATAAAAAACCAGAAATGATCAATGTTAAAAATAGAAAGTGTGAAGAACCTGGTTGTCAAATTACATCACATTATAATAATAAAGATGAAAAGACCGCTCGTTTTTGTGCCAAACATAAAAAAGAAGGTATGGTCAATGTAAAAAATAAAACATGCAAAGTTGATAAATGTAATACTATTCCTATTTATAATTCACCTGGAGAAACAAAAGCTCTATTTTGTTTTATACATAAAGAAGAAAATATGGTAGATGTTAAAAATAAAAAATGTGCATTTAATGGATGTACTAAAATACCAAATTATCATTATCAAGGAAAGAAAAGTGGTCGTTTTTGCGCAGAGCATAAAGAACCAACCATGATTAGTGTAACAAGTAAAATATGTGAAAAAGAAGGATGTGAAAAAGTAGCATCATTTAATGTGCCTAATAAAAAAAGAGGTCGTTTTTGTACAGAGCATAAAGAATTAACCATGATTTATATCAATAAACCAACATGTGAAAAAGAAGGATGTAAGATTAAACCTAATTATAATAATAGTGATGAAAAAATACCGAGATTCTGTAAAACACACAAAGAGACTGAAATGATTGATATAATACATAATAAGTGTGAAAAAGAAGGTTGTAAAAAAAGACCAACGTATAACATTCGAGGTCAGAAAAAAGGAAAGTTTTGTGTTATGCATAAAGAGTCAAACATGGTTGATGTAAAACATAGTATGTGTGAAATAGATGGTTGTGAAAAAAGACCGACATACAATAACAAAGATGAAAAAAAAGGTCGTTTTTGTATAGAACACAAAGAAAAACAGATGATTGACGTTTTAAATAAAAAATGCGAACATGAAGATTGCGATACAATACCTAATTATAACATTGAAGGTGAAAAAAAAGCTCGATTTTGTTCTAGACATAAACAAGTAGGAATGATTGATATAAATAATAATAAATGTGAATACAATGGATGTATAATAAGAGCTAGTTATTATAAAGTAGGAGAAAAAAGAGCTAGATTTTGTGTTACACATAAAGAAGAAAATATGATAAATGGTAAAAAAACACAATGTGAACAAGATTTATGTAAAAGTAATGCTATTTATGGTTTTCTTGGTAAAAAAATTATATATTGTAGAAGGCATAAAAAAAGAGGAATGATTCAATCTCCAAGACATAAATGTGGAACCACAAAATGTCTCCAATTAGGATGTTTTGAAAAAAATGGCATACGATATTGTGAAGATCATCAACCATCAGATGCTGAAAATTTAGGAGTAGAAAAGTGTATGGAATGCGGATTAGATGATATTTTAACGAATGGAAAATGTACAACATGCGATCCAACTATTATACAAAAAAGATATCGCGCAAAAGAAAATCGTGTTGCAGATATATTGGAGGCAGCTGGATTTACATTTATTCAGGATAAAACATTAGAAGGTCAAATATGTGGAAAAGAACGACCTGATTTTCAGATAGATTGTGGTACACATTTTATTTATATTGAAGTAGATGAAAATCAACATTACTCATATACAGAAGAATGCGAAAAGACTCGAATGTTAAATCTAATAGAAATACGCGGAATGCCTGTTCGTTTCATTCGATATAATCCTGATATATATGAACCAAGAAAAGGTCAAATGTATACCAAAATAGAACAACGTGAAAAAAAATTAATCGAGTACGTCAAACATTATAAACTTCACTCTCCACTGGAATATAATGTTTTTTCAGATGTTGTTTATTTATTTTATGATAATTATGACACAAAAGATCAAAAACCTATTATGTTAATTGAAAAATAAGCACATTTTATTTGTAAATAAAATGTAAGTAATTGTTGATGTTTACTTGCGTCCACCAAACACAAGGCCTTGCTTGCATCCTCCCTGAATAGAGCAAGTTTGATTTACAGTGGCATCAGGAGTACGGAGAACATTCACCATTGGGGCATAACCAGATACACGACGTCCAGACTTGTCATATACGGCTTCGGCTACGGGAGAACCGTTTGCTTCGGTAGGCCAGTTGTAGGCAACATTACTAGGGCAATGATTGCCATTGCAATGTCCACAGTGGAGTAAATCCTTGTTCTCACTTGAATATGGTGGGAATGCGTAGCTTATACCATTAAACACAGGGATTACTTGAAACTTTGGGTCGACATTAATCGGATGAGAAGTGGGTGCACAGGCAGTCACGCCCATGGTTGCCGAATCTTGGCAATAATTAGCGAGCATAGCATAGTTCGACATGTTTTATTAGTAAAAAAATAAATAAATTTATTTTATCCTCCGAATGTATTTTCAGAGGAGACGGAAATATATAAAAATCCATCAGGGTGTTTTTCCAAATCGTAAATTTTTTGTAAACATTCCGATGTATTGTATACTTTGTCATTGATAAATAAAAAAATACATGATTCAGGTCGTAATTTACTTTTGGTTCGTATCGTATATAAGAATTCTCCCAATGTAAACTCTTGGTTTACTAGGTATTTTGTATTAGTTAATACAGGAGCATTTGTCCCAACAGGTTCTAAAATAATAGGTACTTTATGAGGATATTTTTTATGAATACGCAAGTAATCAGGTGAAAGAAGACTCATTTATTGCTACTGATAAAAATGATTTTTATAAAGAAAAGTTCCCTGATAAACAATTATGGGAATCAAAGGGTTGCATACATTATTAAAAAAACATGTTGCCGATGTTTATCAACCTACACATCTATCCATGTTTGCCTATCAACGCGTTGCCATTGATATCTCACTCTACCTCTATAAATACAAAGCAATTGCAGGCGCACGATGGATAGATTCGTTTCTTCATCTGATTTGCGCATTGCGTCGAAATAATATCCACTGTATTTTTGTATACGATAATGTGGCCCCAGTTGAAAAAAAAGAAGAACAGCAACGTCGTAAAGATAACCGAATGAGACAAGCCGAACGTATCACTACACTCGAAAATGAAATTAAGGTATACAAAACAAACGGAATATGCGGCGAACAGATGAATGAGATTTGTAAAAAAGAAGGCGTCGTTTCACTCTTGCGCAAAGACCTTGTCCGTGTTGATATCGCGCTTGTACAACGCCGACTGGATACCATGAAACAACAATTGATATCGATTACCGATGATGATATTCAGTTTACTAAAAAGATGTTTGATATGCTTCAAATTCCTTACATCTTGGCACCATCGGAAGCAGAAGCATACTGTTCGTATTTATGTGTGCATGGATTGGTACATGGTGTCATGTCAGAAGATACTGATGTAATTGCATATGGCGCTCCTTTGTTTTTAACAAAAATAGATACAAAGAATGATACTGCGGTATGTATTTACCAAGAAACTATACTTGCGCATATGGATTTATCTAGAAACTCTTTTTTGGATTTATGTATTTTATTAGGTACGGATTACAATGATAATATTCCAACTATTGGACCTGAAAAGAGTCTTGCGCTTATTAAAAAACATCATACGATTGATAAAATTATTCAAACCAATCCAACGTTAGATATATCGTCGTTTCACCATCGACGTTCTAGAGAATTGTTTGCCATTCCGAATAAGGAGGATATGCCATCCTCTGAGTTGCCATATTGTGGCATTCCAGATTTTGTCAATGTTGCACTTTTTTTTAAAACACATGATATTTCTTTTTCAATCGATCGTCTGCAAAAAGATATCGGTCAAGCAGAATTATCATTTATTGACTAACGGTCGATACATGTAGTTGTAAACGTTCATGAACTGCCGTATATACAATTTCACCTCGAGCAGATAAACGAATAAACACATCAGGATCCTCTTCTTTTGTCAATTTTTTCTCAGAACTTGAGTCTTTACCCCGTGCTTTGTTTGCATAGGTAGTTTTAGGTAATATCGTCGGTGATTGCATTCTCTTTATATCTTGATATGATTATAAATGATAAATAAAAATTATTTTTTATTTTTTTAGAGTTGAAACGAACTCTAAAAAAATAAAATATTAAATAAGGTTTAAAAGGATAGAATAATATTAAAAGATGTCCAAGCCTGTAAAGTCCACCAAGTCTGTTCCCGAACCCGTGCAAGCCCCTGTAAAGGTTGAAGTTGCGCCAAAGAAGGGAAAAGAGGTTGTCGCTCCCGTTGCTGCTCCCGCGGAGAAGCCCAAGCGTGGAAAGTCTGCTGCTTCCGTTACCGAATCCGCGATGGTCAGTCAGTTGGCTCCTAGTGCTGCTTCATCGGATGTGGAAGGCAAGGTTCGTCGTGTGATTAATAATGAAGAGATTGAAAAGTTGTTTGATGAACTTGCTGACGATTTGGAGGCCGAATTGCAAGCTGTTCGTGATGATAAGCATCATTCGGTTGGCATTCGTTTTCTCCGTTCGGTTTGCCGCAAGCTCAAGAGCTTGAAGGTTGATGCTTTCCGTTTGTTGTCCCGCAAGGTCAAGAAGACGACCACTCGTACGGGAAACTCTGGGTTTATGAAGAATGTAAAGATCTCCCCGGAGATGACAAAGTTTTGCGGATTCAAGCCTGACCAATTGATGTCTCGTGTTGATGTGACAAAGTCTATTTGCGAATACGTAAAGAACAACAATTTGCAGAATCAGGCTGACCGTCGTCAATTTATGCCGGATGACAAGTTGGCCAAGCTCTTGGGTACGAACGAGATGATTACGTACTATACCTTGCAGAAGCACATTCAAAAGCATTTCCCAAAGGCAGCCCTTTAAAAGCGGGGTCCCGTCCACAACCGGGCTTGCCCGGTGCCAAGCATAGCTTGGCTCGCGCGACGGATATCAAAACAACTAAGCAGACCTTTAGCGGCGAAGCCGCAGGGCCGCACCCCCAAAACAACTAAGCAGCCCTTTAGCGGCGAAGCCGCAGGGCCGCACCCCCAAAACAACTAAGCAGCCCTTTAGCGGCGAAGCCGCAGGGCCGCACCCCCAAAA